TTATTTCTCTTGAAAAATTAGATAAATCATAAGAATAGCAAAGAAAACACCTTGTACAATTACAGAAACAGATTTGATTTTTGATGAAGTAGACATATCATCTCTAATATCAGATTTCAGAGATCTATATCCAAGGTAAGCCAAAAATAAAAAGAAAATTATAAAACCAATTCGCTCTAAAATATACATGGGGCAATATTAAAGAAAAGAAACCAAATGGAAAACAAGCTAACTAATTTTCGATTGCTGGGTACTGATGTTTTCCTTCAAGATTACGAAGAAGGAAGGGGTAAAATCATATTGTCTAATGATGATTACGATTACAACCTATCATACTACTGGGGATCAATGGGACAAGGGTATGACCTTAAAAAGTTTCTTTTAAAAACGAATGACGGCTACTTGATTAATAAGCTTGGAGATAGAGACAATGAAGGTCCTATTGACATGAAAGCAACTATGGTAAATGTTCGATCAGCTATTAAAAAAGATACTGAATGGAAGTGGTACTTCTCACCAGAAGATGATAAGGAATTAAGATCAACCCTTAATAGCATCCAAAATACTGCTTTTGACCAAAATGATTTTATAAATCAAATGATGGCAATAAACCTTGAAAAATATTACCAAGGTGAGGATTTATACACTAATGGCAAAGAATACTTTACCGAGATGATAAATTACATTTCAACAGAGCCGTGGCATTTTATCGTTACTAAAACGCCTCAAAAAAATGTATGGTTATCTAAGTTCTTACCTAAACTAAGAGAATATCTAGGCAAAGAAAGCGAGATACAAGATGAATTATCTAAATCCGACAAAGGCGTCAAAAATGATCAATAGAATGACAAAGACACCTAGAGCAATAGGCCTAGTATACCAATAGGATGGTTCACCCATTCTTTTCAAAATATAGCCAACTACAATACAAAAGGTCGCAATTACTAATCCGGATACATGGTCATCGGTCATAATCAAAAATAGAAATAAAACATGGAAAACAACCTAGAAAACAAAGCAAAGTTCTTTGCCCTTTATTGGGGTCAAAAAGTTTTCAAATGGAATGATGCACCAATGAAAAGTAAAGTTGGGATTACTCACATGACTAAGCACCATTTACTTAATATGCATTTAGAGCTTAAATCAGTTTCATTGATTACTGATGAGGATTTTACTGAAATAATGTGGAATAGATTTCCCTTTCAACCTTCTTTTAAAAAAGGCAGAATATATCTAGAGCATCTTAATTGCACACAATGTGATTTTATTAGATCAAAAGGTTATGCAGTTCCCTTTATGGGGGCTTCTGTCGGTGAATTAATTAATATGGGCTGGTTAAAAATGGAAGGATCCCAAGATGAATCACCTAGTCCAAATAAAAGCGTCAAAAATGATCAGTAAAATAAGGAAGATACCAAATCCAATAAAACGAACATGCAATGAGTCATACTCTTTTGACCTTTTCAAATAAAAACCAAGCAGTACGCAAAAAACTGCAATAAACAAACTTGAAGTATGGGTTTCAGTCATTGTGAATGCTAAAATTAAATAAGATAAGATTTCATGAAGTAAGCTAGTGCAATTAATATACAGATTGAACTCCAAAAAAAGAGGATGAAATAGTTAGTTCTATAAGCAACGTGCTCTGCTTTCTTTTGAGGATTTTTCAAATCATTGATTGATAATGCTAATCCAAAGATGCCAACAACCATTAAAAAAATATAAAATTCAATATCCATTTCCAATGGATAAATATAGTAAACAAATGGAAAATAAACTATACAGACAGGTAAGCGTATCAGATCGCTTGCCTCAAACAGAGGGAAGATATTTAGTAAAGAGTCACGGTGAATGGTTTTCAGCTTCATATCTAGAGCAATTTAGCTTTAACGAAGAGATGCTGGACTGTAGCGGTGTTACTCATTGGCTTGAGGAAATAAGTCTACCTACGAATGAAGAAATTAGAAAGGAACGTGATGCATATTCTTATAGCAAGATATCAGGACTTTTTAGAGATGGCTGGAGATTTGGAATAAAATACATTTTGGAAAATCTGGAAGGGAAAAAATATGAGTAACGAAAAATTAATCCTAGATGCATGTTGTGGATCTCGAATGTTCTGGTTTGATAAAGAAAATCCGAATGTAGTTTTTCAAGATATCAGAGAAGAGAGCCATATTTTATGTGATGGTAGACCTCTTGAAATAAGTCCAGATGTTGTAGCTGATTTTAGAAACATGCCCTATCCAGACGAATCTTTTCAGATGGTAGTATTCGATCCCCCTCATTTAAAGAAGTTAGGTAAAGATACTTGGATGGCTAAAAAATACGGTGTTCTATTACCTACTTGGGAACTTGATATAAAGCTTGGATTTGACGAGTGCATGAGAGTTTTGAAATTCAACGGAACTTTAATTTTCAAATGGAACGAAGTTCAAATACCGATATCAAGAATTTTAGAACTAATCCCTTACAAGCCACTATTTGGTCATACATCGGGTAAAAATGGAAAAACTATTTGGATGGCATTTTTGAAAGAAGGAAAACATGAGTAAAATTAATTTGATTAAAGCTTTCATATCGAACGTTGAACAAGAAGGCGGAACATGTAATCTAACAGAAGATGAGATTATCACACTCATGAATGTTGTTAGAAGGCAAGATGCTTACGAAGCTAACCAGGGCATCAGTTTAAAGCGATTGGAATTCAATGAACGTGAAAAAGCATTTCATGAGCAATGGTTAAAAGAAAATATTCCCTCCCATGGAACTAATCATGGTAATGGAATATTACAAGATCTTTTCATCAGCTATGCTGAACAATCAAAACGAGAAGTTATCATACTGTCAAAACGTGAAAGAATGATAGTAGCGACAGCAATTCAATGGTTAGGATCAAATGTTGGAATGTGCTTCCTACAAGAAACTTTTAAAAAGATAGGTTACAGGCTGATTCCAATTGAAAATACAGACAGCGACAATCCCGATCTCAATCAACCACGCCCACAACTAAAGTTAGGATTATGAAGAATCAATACAGCCACCCAAACGCATTGAAAATTCAAGCAATCGAAATGGTTATTGGATTAGGGATACCTAGATACAAGACTGCTGAGATACTTGGATTAAACTCTCATACTGTAGAATGCTGGGTAAAGCTGTATGAAGGTGATCCAATTCTTGCAATGAAGGTAAGGCAAAGTAAAATAAACGACCCTGAAATAGTTGGGGATAAACTAATCAAATAACTATCAAATAAGAATATGAACAATTATAAACCAACAGCAAAAGGATATTTTTCGGGGATCGGAATCTTTGAAATAGGTCTTCAAGAAGCAGGATTAGATATAATTCAATCACTTGACATTGACAAGGGCGCTACCAAGATAATGAAAATGAATCCACAATACTTTAGTCATAAAGTAATAACAGAGGATATAAAGGATATGTTAGTCACACCACAAACAAAAACGGATATGGTGATAGGAACATACCCGTGTACTAAATATTCAGACATTGGTGATATCCACGGTGTGAGAACTGGAGACGAACTATACTTACACTTCTTTAGACATGTAGCAATAGAGTTGCCGGAAGCTTTTGTTTTGGAAAACGTCCCGGGCATGATGAAATTTCCGGTTGTTGTTGAAGCAATGACAAAGTTACCTCAATATTATGTGCAGGTATTCTGCCCAGTAAATGCGTTGAACTGGTTGCCTCAAGATCGTAAACGTGTAATTATCATTGGAACTAAAAAGCCTTTTAACATTGAAGCTCCCAATAGTGTCAGGACAAAAACAATTAAGGACATAATTGAGAAAGATCCGATCTTAAACATTCCACCAAATTTTTACGCTCGATTTAACGGAAACTATCGGGACAAACCAATAATTGTCGATCCAAACGACCGCAATTCATTTGCACCTTGTTGTGTGGCCCATTATTCTAAAGACCAGGGCACACGGGTTGTAAAGGATAGGAATTTTAAAAATGGGGTAAGACCATTTACCGTTCGTGAATATGCGAGACTGCAGGGTGTGCCAGATGATTTTATTTTTCCAACACATAAAGATGGTAGTGATATTAAAAAAAACTACATGTACATCGGAAATGGAGTACCAAGGGAAATGGGAATTTGGGCAGGAAGACAGCTAATGAAGTATTTTAACTAATCAAATAACCATCAAATGAACAATCTATTTACAAGCATAGCTCATACAAGAATATGTGACTTTCTAGATGATCTCAATGAAGGAAGAAAGAAGAAATTCAGCATAGAATACATTATCCATGAGCAAGGGCACTATATCTATTGTGCCGTCAATAAAGATAAAGAAGTTTATTTCACCGCTCTAACGGATACAGGGGAACTTCCAAAAGACATGGCCACTAATTGGAGAATATGGTCACAGATAAAAATGGACTTTAAAATCAAATAACCATCAAATAAGATTATGACACAAATGCTAAGCTCAAAAACATTAACCGCAAAGAAGTCGCATAGATGTGACTTCTGCGGTATGCCTATAGATATAGGGGAACAATACAATCGATCATTTAATGTAGGTGATTCAGCTTTTACGTGGAAGTCTCATATACATTGCGATAAGATAGTCGAAAAGATTATCGATTGGGATGATCTAGACGATGGCGGTTGCTCTTCGGATGATTTTTGGACACATGTCGCAGTTGAATGGGAGAAGATTAATAATAAAAGTTCAACTGGACAATCGTACAGGCAAATGCTTGATGAGGTCCGAAAACATCATAACATTTAAATAAAGGAGGTTTAAGATGAAATTTACACACGATTACGCGAATAGAGTTAAAGAACTAGAAGTGGTTTACATAGAATATCAAGACGGTGTACCTCATCAGGTTACCTGTTCTGATAATGGATACTGTGATCACTTCGACTTTTACAAGTCATGCTATGATGATGAGAACTTAATGTATTACCATTCTGGGGGCGGTGGATCAATTAGAGATCTTCAAGCGCCTACATACGTAGATGGATATAATGGAGCTTCATACTGGATGCATGAGTCAGCTTCTTTTAGTGATAAGTATAAACCAAAAAATATCACCAGACTAAAGAACCCATTACCGCTACGCAACAACATTATAGACCCTTTCAACGAAGAATTAAGTCATGAAGTATATGGCACCATAGACTATTGCAAATTTTGTGATAAATATTATGATGAAAACGGTTGTGATGATCACCATGTTTGGGACGAGGAAAACGGAGTTTTGAAATATATTGATGGAACGGAGGTAGAATAATGACAAAAGACGATAAACTACTGAAAGACTTCCTGAATGATCACATCGATTTTTATACACTCCGCAAAGTAGGATTCTTTCCTAAGGAGATGAAGAAAACCGATATCCATGGACAAGCGGAAAGGATCTGCAAATTCTTTAAATACAAAACAGTTTACGAATATGGTGCAAAAGTAATTCACGCTCATATCTCCTATGTAGATGGTCATCGCCCTAGTTGGGTAAACGAGCAGGGAGAATACGAACAAGCACCTTTTGTAGAGAAATTTGGAGGTATATACGATGACTAGAGAAGAAATGATTAAAAGATCTTTCAAGCCATATATGATATTGATTCATCATAGTCATTATGGAGATATTGAAATGATTTTAGTATCTGCAAATTTTGACAATGAAACATTTACCCTTAGACCTATCGACATTGAAAATTTTGAGGAAGAAGATTATATAATTAGCATAAGCAAAGTATCATTTAAGAAAAAGGAGTCATTAAAAATTGTGAAATGAAACTAAACAAACAACAACGCGAACAGCTAAAACAAAAATATGGAGGTCGCTGCGCATATTGCGGTAATCTCCTACCCGACCGCTGGCATGCGGATCATGTCGAACCTATAGTTAGAAACTGGACGAACGGTACATGTGAGCGACCAGAAAACAATCGAATCGACAACTTTAATCCTTCTTGTTCAAGCTGTAATATAGTTAAGAATTCATTGAGCTTAGAAGGCTTTAGACAACTTATAGGCGGATTTATTAAATCTCTTAATCGGGATTCAACACAGTACAAGTTTGCAAAACGTTATGGATTAGTATCGGAGGTTCCTACAGAAGTTACGTTCTTTTTTGAGACATACGGAAATCCGTAATCATAACAAATTTTAAATTATTAAACTACCACCATGAAAATAACACTACCATCATCTGATGTTATAAAGGCAATTCAGGAAGCCAAAGAAGACTGTATGGCCGTCAAAGGATTCTTTTTAACATACGATGTCAAATTTAATGAACTAAGTATGGAGATCACCCCAAAGAAAGGGTACGATGTTGATCCAACAGACATATTCCACCTTGCTTGGTACGTTAAAGAGTACATGTAAAAGAGTAGGCTATAAACCTACTCTTTTAAAAACACTTCGAATGAACTTTCTAATTCGTGCAATGCCCCTGACATTCTAAGGTCATTTGGATCAATCTTATTTAAGTAAACCTTTTCTTTATCATCTCCGAGTATAATTGCTGAAAGACATTTTTCACTTGCATAATCCCATACCCCCACTCCAACCGGTTTTCCTTTGTAGAATGCGTAAGAGTAAAATAATACTGGATCACCAGGAATATTGGTAGTACTAGTACTTCCATAAGAGCTTTTAGTTAGATCTTCAATTTTCATTCATTTTTTATAATTGATTGAATACAAATATAAATATACCGATTTAAAGATTTCTCTACCCCTTCCCTAATACAAAACAGTTCCTTTCAGATCCTCCTCTTTAAGCGCTAGTAAATCATCGATCACAGCACACGCTAATTCACCGTCCAGACTTTCAAGATAACCCCAAAGGTCAGCTTTAAATTCTGGTATGAATTTGGGATCATCGTCATCTGCCGTAGAATCAGTAACTAGAACATTATAGTGATCTTTCTTAAGTTCACTTAGTACGGCGTGTGTTACTTTTACGTATTCCATGACTATATCATTTAGATAGTTTAATATTTACCCAAGTTTTATTTGGTGTTTTTATTAGAGTCCGTGGCAATATCCGGTTTAGGATAAAATCCTCTTCCTCGATTACGTACATATCAGGATCTTCTGAATCAGATACATCAACCATCTTAAAAATAGCATCTGGATCGTCTGCAGAAATATCTGATTCTACTAGCTTAATATCATTACTAGCTAACCACCTAGCCAATTCTTCATTGTCCAATGCTTTGATATACTTTACCTCAGTATCAAAGTTCTTAAGTTCAATTTCAGTCAACTCCGGAAAAAAGGTATCCAAATACTTATTATATGCAGCCTTATCTCCCGTTCTAAGTGCATAGTTCTTAACGATTAAACGATGAGGATTATATTCAAAGTTGAAATCCTGAGGATTTTCAACAAACCCGTAATGCTTATCATAGGCAATAACACGAGCTTCCATATTTAATTTATCTTGATCCATAAACATATAAGTTTTAAAATTGTTAAACATTTAAACTATTGTATTATGTGCTATCATGTTTCCACACCGGACATTACTTATCTAAAGAAAGCAAGACCTGAGAAAGAGGTGATCTTTGAAGGATCAGAAATTTATCACGTCTCTGGTTTCGCTCGCCCATACTTACCGGTAACACTTAACAATCAGGATGATAAGATTGTTCAGGCTCGTTGGAAATTAATTCCTTTTTGGGTCAAAACTGAAGATGACGCAAAAAAGTATGCTAACACATTGAATGCTGATTCCGGTACCATTTTCGAAAAAGCATCCTACAAAAACTATATAATGAAAAATCGGGGCCTCCTGTATGTGAATGGCTTTTATGAGCCTCACAAAGTCGCAGGACAAAAGGACACCGAAAATTATTATATCTACACTCCATCAAAGGAGATCTTCACCCTTGGTATTGTTTTCAGTGAGTTTAAAGATTATGAGACTGGAGAAATTTATCCTACATTCTCCATAATCACAACTGAGGCTAATCCCCTACTTGCTGAAATCCACAATGAAAAGAAACGTATGCCTCTGATCATTGCACAAAAAGATGAAGATGCCTGGTTACATGCCACCAATAAAGAAGACATCATTAAATTGATGAAGCCTTACGATGGTGAACTAGGTAGCCATCAAGTTGTACGTGTAACAGATCCTAAACTGACAGACACAAATCACCCAGACATTCAAAAAGCTATTTAGGTGGTTTGAAAGTTATATCATAATCTTCAAGCTTTATCAATAAGGCTTGTAACTCTTCATTTGCCCTTTTTATCCACCCTGCTCTCTGTTTAATAGCAGCGTACGGACTTTTTACTACAAATTCTTTTATATTACTTAACCCAGTATGTTCCTCTTTATATATCCGCTCCCATTTCTCCAAAAACTCTTCGGGTGTATAAAATAGCCGAGAAACATCATGATATATCCAGCAGTTATTCTGAATTGCAAAGCGGTGCAAAGAAGTCACTTCTGCTGGAATTTCTTTTTTATCTTTTACTCTCCACGGTTGCATAATTTTAATTTTATTCAAAACTAGACATATTTTACTAATTTTACGCTAATGAGTGTACTAAAAATTATAGTAAATAAAAAAGAGGTATTAATACCTTACAAATTTGAACGTAAGTATGGCTTAGTGAACTATATAATTAATGGAAAGAATGGAGCTGTATACTACTTTAGAAAGTATGATGAAGGTGACTTTCACTTAGCTTATGGAACTATGAAAGAAGAATTAGCCGGAGCTATCATTGAATCCATTAAAGAGATACATAAATAAAACAGCTTTAAGCGGGCGCCTAAAGCTGTTTAGCCATATTTTAACCTATTTTATGATTATCTAAAATAGTTATTTCTTTTTTAAATACCAAAATAATTCCTAACCAAAAAAGTCACCTTAATAAATAAAAAGGCCATTAAGAATAAATACAATAATTAGCAAATCACTTTGTTGTATTAGTTTCCTTTTCCCATTTAGGAACAAATGTTTTATCTCTAATATTACTGAACCACGTAAATGGAGACCATCCTTCAGGTACACTATCCTTCATTTCCTTAGACATTGGGAACATTCCTGCTACATCTTTTATTTCAACCTCCAGAACAAAACTAAACGTGGTTCCATAACAAGCTTGAACCTTAAATAAAATTTCATTAGTAGATAAGGTATCAGGAGTAGCTAACCCCCAAACAGTAGGCATATATCTCCACCATTCCAAATTTTTATCTTCGATGAACTTCATGAATTTTTCATCGGCTTCATTAGATGGTGCACTAATCGTTACTAGGTATATTCTCATTACTCAAATCTTGTTCTAACTTAACATTTACGTTTTCAGATTGAATTACAACATAATCCGTCTCTTGCATTTTCAACTTCCCAACTGTACTATCTCCTGTGACAGATATTTTCTCTAATGCTGTTTTCTCTAAATTAAATCTTTCCGATCTTAATAAATCAGGATTCTTAAATAAGCAGTAAAAGTAACAAACCAAAAAACACATTGCAATTAATAATGCAAATCCAAGACAAATATAAGCTATAGTTTCATTCTTTAAATATAAACCTAAACACATACCCAATAATAAAATAACCATTAATCCATATAATGGCTTTAGGACATTGGACCTATATCCTTGTGAAGTTGCATGTTCTAAAATCTGCTTTATATGATCCGGCATATTGGTTAATTTTCCCCAAAAGTAATTAATTTTTATAAACATACATATTATTTTTTCTTTTTAGGTTTTATTCCAAAATACCACAGAAGGAAAGCTATTAACCCTATTAAAACAACTCCTCCACCTATCCAATTACTAAAAATACCTTTTGCACTGGGTTTTTTGGTAACAGCCTTCTTATAACTCTTCTCATTAGCTGTACTATCCTTCGCCGCAATACTATCGACTTTCTTTTGCAGGTTTGTCGTTACCTGATTAGTAAGATCCCTCGCCTGATTTGTTTTCTTTTTTGTATTGGAAATTATACTGTCAGCTTCTAATGTCATCGATCCATCGGCAGCTATCTTAACCTCAGTACCGGGTTTAGGATAGACTTTTACCTGATCATCACTTTCACTTGAGGTAATAGTCTTATCTGTTGCCTTCTCAACCTTATTAACTTTTACATCTGTAGTTACTTTGACATCACTGGAAGTACTTACTGAAACAGAGCTTTTGTCAATCTTAGTTGTTTTACGGAATAGTCCGCACCCACTCATAAGGATGCAGACTATTAATATCATGGTTATTCTCATAGCTTTTCAATTTTTTGAGATAGATCTGTGAGTTTGTTTGTCACTTCGTCTAACATAGGAACTAAATCTTCCAAAGGCTTAGCAATACCCTTGGGTTGCTTCATTGGCACCTTCGGTCTTGCATCAGTATATACCGAGCTGACAAATAGTATTATTAAAATCCATTTCATCTTTTACCTCCTTTTCTCTTTTGTTGCTGTGCAATACTATCAACTTTGACTGCTGCACTATCGACTTTTGTTGCCGCCTCATTGACTTTGTTTACTGCCGGCGTAACTTGTTGTTTAACTTCCTCAATCATCTGCTTGTAAAGTCTATCTTGCATCTCAAGCATTTTATCTGCTTGCTTTCTGTCACTTTCCCTAGAATCTTTATTTACATCGATGATTAAATAAAATACTGCCCAGAATACAGAAACAATGACTAACAATGCGTAAGTAACCGGATGGTTTACAACCTGTGCAAATGTTGGCTTTTTTTGAACTACCTTTTCTTCTGCCATTACTTCATCATATTAAAAAATCTTTTTACTAATGGAATCACTCTTTCGATTCCGATCAATCCACCGTTAACCCTTCTACGAATAATTTTGATATCCTCATCATTTACGTCTTTCACAAGGTTCCAAAGCTTTTTTTGATTAAACATAAAAACAGCTGATTCCAAAGGATATTTTGTCGCTACCAGATCAGGATTCTTCACGCAATCCTCACCAATGTATTTGCTAAAAAGATCATACATTTCTTTTCCGGTTAATTGCATCCAGCCACGACCGCGGTATTTGTAACCTTCTCCTTTGCCGTTGCCCATACGATTATCGTAAACAAAGTTCCCTAGTTTCTCAGGCTGTCTCAGATATTGCTCAGCTAATGCATTGGATGTAAAACGGGTTGGCCATGTTTTTCGTAGTGCTGCAATAGTAGTATAGCTCATGTTTTCCATGACGATCGTAAAATCACCATTTTCATGAACCATGTTTCCAAAGAAATGAGCTACCATAGCCTTGGTTGATATTCCAAAATGACATTGGAACTTAGTTAGTGTTTCGTTACCAAGCACGCCGTCAGGATTAGCTCCGACGACATGCTGTATATATTGTATTGATTCTGTCTTTGTCATAACTATAATGTTTGTGTTGCCACTAACGTTGAAAAAATAACATCTGCCGATTGCATGTAACCTTGATTTTGAGGGTGTACTGATTCAACAGGAAATGATTCTAATTGAGATGCTCTAGGATTTACTGGAGTTGGCACATCCCCATAATTATTTTTACTATCATGACATAATCCTACAGGAATAAAATAAGTATTCGCATCGCCTTTGAACTCAGTATAAATAGCACTCAATAAATTGAATATCTTCCGGTCTTCAATTAATTTTAAAGAGGGATTCGGATTAAATCCATCCGTTCCAGTTTGGTTGCCAATTCCATTTTGGTCACTTTTATAAAGAGTGAAAACAATATAGATTGGTAACGTAGAGGCACCAGTAGAGCGTAACCCATTTATAAATGTCCTGAGATTTGAAACTGAGGTCAAAGGGTCTAAGGCCAATGCATTCGTTCCAAGCCAAATCATCATTTTATTTGGATTCTTATTATAATTAGATTTATAGTAAGTCCAGTCTACCTTGTTTAAATTCGGGTTGAAAAACGGATTTAGATTTTGTGCTCTACCATCTACCCCTTGTTCTCCTGATGTATCAAAAGTATATGAATTATTCCCTGTGTAATATGCTGATGTAGCGCCGCTTCTTCCCTCGTGTCTTGTCACTCCATTTTCTTGAAAACCATACCACCTTGTACCTACGAAACTGATGTTATTAGCTGCCAAACTCCTGACCTCTGTTAACCAAGGCTTCGCATTTGTTAAACTATCGCCAATCGGAACAACAGTGAATGCAGATGAAATGACATTTGTCGTTATAATGACAGTAAAAACTTTAGAGGCTATTACTTTCATATTATTATCATACACCACACAAGTTGCAGAATAAGACCCATGGTTACTTGAGGTACCCGTAATTTGCCATTTTCTCTTTAATGTTTTCCCAATTCCGGTAACAAGGAAATGGTAGTTATCGTGATTTCCACACCATGATATCTGATTAAAATACATTTCAATTGTTCGCCCTTCTGCAACATATATATTATCAGGTATAAACAATAAAAACTCATCACGTGAAGATGATTCTATACCTGCTTTGGTGTTCTTAAGCTCGTAATATTCCTCATAAGCAGAATTTCCTTTATTAGAACCTTCGTTTACATAGAAGTTACCCAAACCGCTTGCAGTAGCTATAGATGTTCTTAGATATTTGGCATTAACAGGCGACCTTTGCAGATTGTTGGGATTTTCAAAACCCGATCCTGAAATATATACCTTATTGCTATTGTACCAAGCAAGGTGTGTTTTAGCTGATAAGTAATAATCTGTATTTGCTTTTACCTCAATATAACCAGATGCAGTATAACTTGCATTATTGGAAAGACCACCCGTAGCACTATTAATATACCGACCTAATGTTACTTGCCAATCATCCTTATTAAACAAATTTATGCCAGTCTTTCTTTCAGCAAACAATAGATCAGGTTGAATAATTTCTCCTTTCTGAGGTATTGAATCTGGCAAGTTAGTTTTAGTTACTGTGACATCACTAGGAAGAACTTGTTTAGAATATGGAACATAAGCTGATGGAATAGTGGTTCCTTCAGCAAACATCATTGTATTTACATTGACACTCTGTAGATATCCGTATCTAACATAAACCGCATTAGCAGGAGAAACAAAAGTCAATGCGGTATTTGTAGAAAAATTCAAACCACTTATATAAACTTTATTCGCATCAAACCAGACCAAATGGCTCCTAGAAGTAACAGCATATTGTGTACTGCCTATTACTTTTATAAATGGCGATACATTCGTTCCTACGTTAGAAAATAAAATTCCACTACTAGGGTTTATGTTAAAAGAAACAGCTAAATCAGGAGAATCTTTATTGAATTTATTGACCCTTATACCTAAAATACTATCTGCTACTTCATCTTTTGTCGCTGAATATCTATAAACTCCATCCTGATTAACTACTTCTGTTCCTCCTGGGATAACCACATTTGTTCCTGTTGCGATAGGCAAAGCCTGCATCTTACTGATACTCCAGCTTGGAGTTGTTGCTGTTCCGTTCCAATATAATGTCCCATCGTTTCCTTCTGGTATTCCATCTGTTCCTTTTGGGTTCTTTAAAACGATATTGTTGTACTTCCAATAACCCCAACTCGCATCAAAAAATCTGTTATATCCAGTTGGTCCGGCAGGTAAGGCAACGGCTGTTGCCGCAGTTAATCCACCTTGAATTGCAGGCATAGACTCGCCAACGACTCCTATTACCTCAGCTAATCTTGATTTTGGCACTTTTGTAAGAGGTTCGCCCTCTTTACCAGTCATGAAATAATCAAAGTCTTCGACAGATTTGGCCTCGGTGTACCCGCTTGGCCAAGGTTTCTTTATTTCTTCTTCTCCTGCCATTTTAATATAATTTAATATTTTGTTAACCGTTTGTTTCTATCCACTGACTCCCTGAAAATCGATACCCTCTAATTATTCCACTAGCTAGGATAACAGTTCTTGAAACTGAATTATTGATCATGTAGATATCATAACCATTACCATCAATTTCTGTAACTCCTCTTGCATTTTTTATACTCACTGTACGCCCAACTTCGACACCTTCAGATGGTAAAAAAACTTTATTATTGCTTCCTCCTTTGACAAGGAAATAGTCATTTTCAGTCATATAGGTATCTGCATTCTCATTGTCAACTCTTACAGGTTCATATACTGCCCCGAGTACTTTTAGGCTTGAGAACATACCTCCATATCTTCCCCATGCCTGCCATAATTGATCTAATACATGACTTGTTAAATCCTGTCTTCTTATCCCAAAGATGCCAGCTCTAACGTCTGCAATTGAAAATGGTCTTTCAATAGGTCTTACAACCGATGTTTCGCCTACTAATGATGCCGAAAAATCGAGACCAGTTGAAGAAGGTAAAAAGCTCATACCTGCGTTTCTGCTCAGAACTCCCCAATCACTTAGAATTATACCAGATGATGCACTTGTGGGATCTCCTCCAGGATCGATTACTTTTGATTGAAAACTCGTAGGTGTTAATTCGAATCCTCCTATTTCACCTTTGTAAGATTTGATGTTTCCATCATTCAAGACCTGAAATGGCGCTGTATATCGGTTTTCTTCGGTAGCTCCTGCCCAAAAACGCTGCGATTCATTTCCTTTATCCGCTAGTCCCGAAATACCAGCGTTCACAAATCCATCAGAACCGACCGTAATCAATTGAGCAAATAACCTTTGAACATTGATCATAAAAGCAGTAATGACATCAGTTTCAATCTGTCCCCCACTGATAACCGTAAAACCCTTGGTTGCTCTAAATGATCTTACACCTTCGAGTACTGATGATAGGATCCCGAAATTGAAATACCAGTAAGCCACGTCTCCTTCTGTCGGGAATTGTGTTTCAGTCAGAACCCATTCGCCGGTTAATGAGATCTTACTACATTTAGCAGCTAGATAATAGCTTTTCAAAGGATTAAGCCCAGTAACAGCAAATGGATCAAGATTCCAGATATAACCCAACCCATCAATTTTGAAAACACGGTGGATTAATCTACCTGCTGTCATCGCAAAAGCATTAGGATTGCCTCCATCATTTACAGACATGGAAATACCATCAAGATCATAATACATACTTGGAGTACCAAACATTCCTACAATAGCCTGCTGAAGAGGTTGTGCAAGATTGCCATCAGGATCTAAAACCTTACCGATAAACTCATTCAACGCTTGAGCATTTCTACGATCGTTTTCCCAACTTTGCTTTGAATATTGTGTAACTACTTGCTTTTGCTCCTTAACGTCATTCTGGATTTTCTGAATTAGCGTGTATGTAACTTCATTGCCTACCTCCGCGGTGAACGTCATTCCATTTTCTAATACATCTGGATAATGCCCGGGATAAGACACGCTTGTCACTCTTATATTTTCATTGACTCCAAGTTCTGAGTCAGTAACAGGTATGATATCACCTGCATCTGGTAAAGTCTCACGACGTTTCAATTCAAGAAGATCAAGCTCAAGATCATAAACAACTCTAGGTGCTGAGTTGCCAGTTAAATATTTAAGTCGTCCTGCTGTTAATTCTGCATAAGCAGCATCAACATAAGATTGAGGCATTCTGATGCCAACCAATGTGTATTTATCTCCTATTTCAGCTACAGTAACCCCAAAAGGAAAGAAATTGCCGTTACTATCTTTATTTGCTTTGTATCGAATAGTTTTAGTAGAATGATTGTAGCTGGTAATCTCAAACTCATTCCCATTTAACGATCCTGATTTGAAAACTATCTTTGGCGTCTCCCCTTCAACCTTAAGTCCATTAAGATTAAAATCTATCGACGTATCAGTCAAGGTGAAAATTTCTTCGCTACTCTGTGAAACTGCAGTGGCAGTACCGGTTCTTTTTGGATAGATTTCTTCATCTTCAAAAATTCCTTCTCTGATTCCATATAGATCTACATTGTTTTCTAAGTAATCATTCAGCTTTAAATTTCCTTTCACACCTTCAGGAAGATTCTTATCACCTCCAACAGCATAAGCACGAGTAACTATCACCTTATCATTGATAGATTGTCTAGTCAAAGAATAAAGGCCTTTACCCATTCCATAGGAAACAGGAAAGTCTTTTGCAACTCCGATGGTCTTTTTAAGTGAAATCACTTTACCTCTGATATCCCATTCAGCCTCAAAAGCCTGAGCGATCATTGTGAGGGCAGATAAGCAATCAACCTTATCAAAGTCGATCGTTACATCTTCTGATTCTTCAATCTCACCTAAAGTCCAACCAGAATCAACCGAGTTAATACATTCAAGAAACATGAACATGAAATCATCAGGTTGACCTGTATAACTAAATGTAAATGCTCCTTCGTCTTTTAGGATAAAGCGAGACAGCGTGTGTCTATGGCCTTCAAATACTACATCATACTGGTATAGATGATCACGTTTTAAATTTGGTTCTTGATTAATTGTAAGAAGCTCGCCTTTATAAGTTATCGTATCACCTATACGTAAATCAAGTTTAGTAATACTCGCAAATGAGAACGCAAGGTTATGATCACTCATCAATTTCTTATTGAATGTTGATTGATTTAACGGCAACATGACCGTATCAACTGCTTTTCTTTTAACCTGGATCTTCATTAAAACAATTGTTTATTTATCGTTACATATATTTGCTGGCCCAACTCTGTCAAAACATAAGAGTTGATATCTTGGAGAGGAACTATAAGCCCAACTTCATCGAAATTATTTATCACATTCAAGATGAATTCACAATAGATCTTTCCTGCTGCGGTTAGTATTGGAGTAAGTAAATTAAACGATGGGCTATCTTCATAGTACAGTTTAAAGCTTCTACCAAGCGTTGTTGAGTTTAATAGAAAGCCTTTTGGATTAGATATCAGTTCTAAAATTTTTGTACGCTTAGCCATTAGATCATCAACATTATCTGCAACCATATAGCATACAAGAGCATATTGCAAAGGCTCATATCGAACTGGGGAAATTGTATCCCTTTCCTCACCATGCTGATCAGCCCAATTGTATGTAAAGGGAGTTTTAGGCTTCGGAAACTTCAAAAGTTCTTTGTAAAGAGTTCCTTGCTTGAAGAAAAGACCTAAGCTTTCAATATTTTTATTATCTAATTCAAAGCTCATTTTCTATACTCCTTTACTTTTGACTGTTCGTAACTCTCAATTTTTACTTTCGCATCTTGACGAAGCTCTACACTCACATAAGCATTATCATGAGCAACAATATTGACTACAGCTGAATTCTTAGCATATATTTCACAGACCTGAAAACCACTGATTTCTATATCAATTGTATCTCCCATAATAATTACTAGTCGGGGATTTACAAGCTTATGTGGACCATCTAGGAAGATGTTTTCTTTTTCCAGTTCGGAGCGATATTGATTATATACTGTTTTTGTTAAGAAATTCGTTTCCATAATGAACTCGATTCCCTTACCTGTTTTCATTAACCGGATCAAGTCGTTTACACTTATCGCATTCTGTATTTCACGGAGTCCAGGAGAACAAGCCCCAGCTTTCTTAGCTAATTCATATATTTCTTTCATTAGAATTTTCCTCCTAGATTCTTATTTACTTTTTGCAGTTCATACACCGCGCTTTTTAATTCAGTTACTGTATTTGCAGTATTATTCTGAATTGCATTCAAAGCGGTTAAGCTGCTGCTTGCAATATCCAATTGCTTGCTCAGGGTTAATCCTTGGCTTTGGCTTTCCTGAAAACTTCTTTTAGCTAAGTCAAAAGTTGATCGATAGAGCCCTGTCAATTCGCTACCTGTAGCCTCTGTTAGTTCTTGTTTAATAGAACCTGACAATCCACCTCCAGTACTAGTAGAATCTTTTTCAAGGCCAATTCCTTTATAAGCTTCATCCAATGCGGAATTAAAGTTGTTTCCTGCTTCTCCGATCTTATCCTTCCAAGAGTCAAAATCAAATCCAATCAAAGAATTGTTATTTCCCTTCATGTATTCAGATACTTTTGAAACCATCTCGTTAACAATAGGCTCAATCATTTTAAGCTTTAAGCTATTGACAAGTGCTTTTTTGATGAATTGATCGAATGTTTTATCAAGAGCCTGAATACCATCCTCTCCCGCTTCAAAGGCTGATAGTAAAGCATCAGCAAGTGAATTAGAAAGTTCTTTAAATGAAGTTTGTACAAGATTTTCCGATATGGCTTTTTGAAGCTCTTCGATTTGACTATTGATCGAATCGATCTCATTGTAGTATCCTTTAACTTTTTCTTTATCGGTTTTCTTCTTCCCCTCCTCCGATTTAGCCATTTCTTCAAGCAGCCTCTGTTGCTCCCTGAGATTGGAAATAGCTTTGTCGCTATCGGTGTAATAGTTTTCACCTACAGAATTGTTAATTTGATTTTGTAATCTATCATATGCCTTACCTAAAGAGTCTAATTGATCTTTATAAGCATCAATTTGCTTTTGGATCTTCTTGTCTTTGGTATTAAAAATGTCAATGACAGAAGTCAATGTTTTTATACTACCGGAGATAATGGATACAGGATTTCCTGATGCTATACCGGTGGCTAGCTCAGACATTCCACCAACCAGTTGACCGATTTGATTAACAGTATTCTGAGTTCCATCGCTAGCACCCAATGAGCTAAGCAAACCTCCTACATCACCAATTATTGAGGATGCGTTTTGAAGATCAGAAGCCAAAGCAGAAAACATATCTTTTTGAGATCGTTTTGCTTGATCGGAATCTTTACTGTACAAAGCAAGTTGCTCTCTATATCTTTTTAGCGCTCGTGTGGAGGCTATCCAAGATTTTTCTATAATTATTATTGCTTCAGCACTATCAAGTTCAATAGTTTTCTTTTCAAAATCTCTATCAGTCATCCCTTTCGCGCGCTGTTCAATTAAGACTTTTCGGGCTGCTGCAATTGCATCTAATGATGCCTTTTTACCTAGAAAAGATAATCTTTCAAACATTCTTTCCGTATTGGCGATACGATCGAATTGAGCAACAAGAACTGCACTTTTCTCTTCTTCCAAAGATTTTTTAAGAATCTTTTTTTGCTCGTCAGTAGCATTTTCACCTAAAGATGTCATGTACTGTTGATGCTTTTTTTCAATCTCAATAATCTGGTCATTAAAGGATTTGGAAGCCTGTACTGCCGAGATATACTTTTCATTCTCCTTATCCCTTTCTTCTTTATCAAAAGATGCGATCAATTCTCTTAAGATCTTTGCCCTTTCTTCTTGCGCTTGAGTTAGTTTTACATTAGATCCTTCGAAACCTTCACTGCTTGCTGTAGTTTGAAGAGCAATGATATCCATATACTCTTTTCTTAGACGCTCCTTATATCCTTTAAATGCTTTTATTTCGTCTGCATATCGTCTATCAGCTTCTTCTTTGGAAGTTTGTGTAGCAAAAGCATTATATTCATCAAGTAACTGTTTCTGTTTGCTTAAAGACTCAACTAAAAGTTTGGTGCCAGACTTAGTCTCAGCTTCGTTTACCTCAAATTTTTCACTTGCCAGTAATCCACTAGTGTCAACTTTTTGTCCCTTATTTTTAGGATCAGAGTAGAATTTTCTTACTTCTTCTTTTATTTTAGCGTATTTATCTTTTACAGATTCTACCTCAGATTCATCTCTTGAAAGTTGGTTTCTTGAAGCTGTTTCATTTATTTTATCAATTTCAAGTTGGAGAGAACGCTGACGCTCTGTCGCTTTTCTAGCATTTTCAACTATTCGTTCAGCTTTTTTAGCTGCCGCTGCTTCGGCTCTTTCTCTTTTAAGTCTTTCTTTTTCAGATTCTTCTTCAAGTCCTGCTATGCCCACTTTCGGTTTTCCTGAAAAATCATATCCTTTCTTACTCCGGATTTGCTCCATTCGAGAAAGGTGAAGTCGAGCTATTGATTCTTGCTTTTTATATTCATTGACAGTATCTTCATTTTCACTTAATCTACCAGATAGCACAGCTGCTTCATATTCTAAAGAAGCTTTTGCCATTTTATCAGAATATTCTTTAGCCAGCTTATAAGATTTTTCAAAATCTTGCCTAGTCATATTGGAAAACTCAGTTCTTATCCAGGCGTTTGATCCATCACCTATTTTGCTTATTTCTTTATTATACTTCTTTACATCATCAAACACCTTTTTTAAACCCAAAGCGTCATTAATTTCACCGCCCCTGCCCCAATTCGTAGGATTAATTCTTGTGAAAAACTCGCCCCAAGAACTTGAGGTTACTACATTCGTAATGCCTTCAAGAATTTCAGCAAAGAAACCTACTACTGCAACAGAAGCTACCCCAATAGCTCCCGATCCATTTTCGATTGAAAGCACCATATTGTCCCAAGCAATTCCAATACGAGCAGATTGATTGACGATTTTACCAGAAGCAGTTTCAAATTCAGCATCCATAGCACCAGTTGCGTCCTTAACATTTGTAAGTGCATCTGTTAGGATGTCGAAACCATTAGAGGCAAGAGATCCTAGCACAGCCTGATCTCTAATAGCTGTTATACCCACAGCTTCCAAAGACTTGTTGAAATCAGCTGCTGACTTACCGGTACGATTCAAACCGCCGATAAAATCGATTAGGACTCCACTGGCATCTTCTCTGAATCTTTTGCTTAGTTCAGCTTGTGTACCACCGACTAGCTTCAAGACCGTTCCTAATCCTTTGCCCGATCTGATAACTTTCTCAAGCGTTCCTAATGTTCGGCCCATTGTGGAACCAACGAGTTCAGCCTCTACACCTACTGATTTAGTTGCGGTAGCAAAAGCCAATACTTCTTGCCTTCCAACTTTATATACACCAGTTGATTGAGCTATTTTGGTAGCATTGCTAAGAATTTCATTTTCAGTAGCAGCGAAATTATTTCCAAGATTTACGATCTCATCACCAAAAGCTTTTATATTTTGAACACCTCCATCGGTCAGTGTTAACAGACGAGCTATTTCAGACCCTCCTTCTTCGCCTTTGATATCAGATGCGGTTTCCAACTTAGCAAGAGCCTCAGTAAATGCAAGTATATTTTGAGAACCTTTAACACCTAGTTGCCCAGCAACAGTAGCATACTCTAGTAGCTTATCAGTTGATACAGTTTTTAGAGCTCTTGAGAGTCCAACGATATCATCAGCTAAAGCCTGCAAAGCTTTTCCTTCTAAACCGGTAGTCTTACCAACGTTGAGTAGGCCGTTATTGAAATCAATAACAGTTTGCTTATTCCCTTTAAACAACATGAATAAAGCACCCAATGCTGTAATAAAAAGTCCAATTGGAGAAAGAACAAATCCTAAGATTCCTTTCCCAATAGAAAGAAATGCTGCACCAACTTCTTTTATTGCACCTGGCTTATTTGCCAAATCGTCAAGTGAAGTTCCAAATATCTGTAGGTGCTGATTTATGTTTGCGATCTGAGGACTGATAAGCTCCAGCGCTTCTCCATAGTTACCTACGTTTCGATAATGAATTCCTAGAGTAGCATCAATCTTCTTAATGCCCCGATCTAATAATTGAGTTTGAGCAACTAAACCTTCTGACTTCTTGCGTAAAGCCTCATAACCAGCAGTATTTTTATGACCTTGACGCTCCATGCGGAACATTTCAGCTAGAACTTCTTTCGCTTCTTTTCTAACTGCACCTAAAGCTTTATTCAGTTTAAAATATTCACTGCTTTCTTGCTCTAATAGCTTTTTCCTTCTCTCAAGATCCTTTTGCCTTTTAGCTTCTTCTCGATCACCATCTTTACGAGCTTTTTCAGAATCTCGAAGAATTTTCTCCGCTTTACGTTCTTCTTCACTTGCTTTGCGACGAGCCTCTGCAGCTTCTTTTAGTGATTTATTATATTCTTGTAGGCTTAATTGCCCTTTTTTATATTCTATACTTAATTCCTTTTCCTCTTGAATAAGGGATTCGGTGACTGACTTTTTATCAGCTAAAATTCCTTTGTGCTCCTGCTCAACTTGTTTTAGAAAATTTAATTCACTTATTTCTTTGGATCGTTCGTCTCTTAGCTTTTTAATAGCAGCAATATCCGCAAGCTTAGCATCTCGAATAGCTGAATTATTCGCGGTACGATTTAGAACCTCAGCTTCCTTTGCTGCAGCAATAGCATCTTTACCAACTTGCTTAATTGCTTCCGACACAGCATTAGTCCCCCCTTTGCTAAGAGTGGACCTGAAATTATTGCTAATATCAGCCTGCATCTTAGCAAGATTTGCAAGCTTTTTTCTTAGCTCCGAATCATCACCAACGAATTTAAATTTTACCTCTGCCATGTAGGCTCAAAGGTACTTTAAGCCAATTTTGAATTTAATTATTACATTCTGTAATTGACCACTTTACAAAATATTAAGTAATCTATTTGGATTACTTAATATTTATTTCTATAATTGCATTACAATAGTTCATTGACATAGAATATTTAGCGACCGTTTCCTTCGGGTGAGTAAATCAAAATACAATAAGGGTTCACAAATGCTTGAACAAGGGTGCTCATAACGTCCTATTAGCCTGCGGCGGTCGCTTCTTTAAAGAAACAATAAAAACATCTTCTATCCGTCTTGTACGGATGAGTGAATCATAACGCAAGAAGGAATCGTAAAATCTCGATTATGGTGGTTTTCGGAATTTTTTCCACCTAATGACCCTGAGGAAGATGTTTTTAAAGATAATTCGTTCTAAAATAGTGGAACCTATGAGGGTAATAGTCCCGAAAAGATGGCTTAGGTTGAAACCCCTATGAACGATTAAAATATAGCAAGGTGGCGGAATAGAGACGCTAAAGACAATAAGAGATAAAAATAATGTAAAGGAGAAAGGTATAGCTATTAAATAATTAATATAAATACTTGCATTATTTGAAGGAGATTCCAAAACATAGCCTCGTAGAGGTTAGCAAAGGCATGACAAATCTTTTCTCATGCAGGTTCGATTCCTGCTCTGTTCACCCGTGGGCCAGTCTATGGCTACAGCTGACATCTAGCCTCGATTTTTTTTAACACGGCTGATGAGAGTTAAAAACTCGAAACTATTATAGTTCCGTGGAGTCTCCCAACCGAGGGAATAACTGGAGACCTTAACCATAGTGACAGTCTGGAAAGACAGACAAAAAGGGGAAGTGGTAGTGTGGTATTACACTTACGTAGAAGCAGTGAGATGAAAGCTAGATAGACTCACAACGTATAGCAAATAAAGGTTCGAATCCTTTCTTCTCCACTTTATTAACTAATGTTCTTTAAAATCATGAAAAAAGTAGGTTTATTAATTGCACTGGGTGCAATGCTATTCTCAGTAACATCTTGCTATGACTTCAATCGGGATCAAAATTTAAAAGATGCCGAAAACAATGGCAAGATGGTCCTAGCAGAAGCTGAGAACTCTAAGAAAGCAGCAATTGAAACAGCAAAAGCTGAAAACGAATCAGCAACCTTACAGGCTCAGGCTAAGATTACAATCGCTAAGGCAGAAGCTCAAGCGGAGATCGAGCGAGCAAAAGGAGTTGCGGAGGCCAATAAGATTATTGGTGAAAGCTTAAAAGGGAATAGCGAGTACTTGCGATATCTTCAAATTGATGCCATTAGAGGCTCAAAAGGTGAAAAGATATACATCCCGACCGAGGCAGGTCTCCCAATAATTGAGCGAAGGTAATGAGGGCAACGATTGCATTTATAATTTTTATCGTGATCGTTGTTCCAATTGGGATAGTGATCTACAAAGAGCTTATCAACTATTTAAAGGGTAAGTAAGGCAAAACTTGAGTGTAGCCAAGCGGTAAGGCATCGGTATCCAAAACCGCCATACGACGGTTCGATTCCGTCCACTCATGCAAACTAAGGGTGCTAATTGACTTGTGAGAATAGGTTAGCGTCAGGCGGATAAACTCAATGCTGGCAGGTAAGCTGCTAAATAGTTGTTGACAAGCGTATCAATTGGTCTTGTTGCTTGGGTCTTTGGGGTTCGAATCCCTATACAACTACTTCATAATTTTAGGTTTATAATTGGCTTAGCCGTGGGAACTCTCCCCGTTTTCCCACGGCTTTTTTTCATACTTCTTTTATTAAAGACTTAGAAAGAATCATATTATTTACTGGTTTATATAAAAATAGAATTATGTGGATTACTTGTAATTGTCAGTAGAATTCAAATACTAAACTTAAACTCCATATAGAGTAATTATTTAATTATATTTACCATTCAATTATAATTTATTTTATGGCAAATTTATATTATGCAAAAAAAGAATTCCGCTTAGCAGTTGACTGTTATAACAAATACGTAGATAGCAATTTTTTTGATGATGAAGAGTGGCATCGGTTTTTGACTCATTTAGAACAATCATTTATAAAAGTAGAATTAGGTTGTAGAGACCTCGGACCATCTTTAAAGAAGTACCATAAAGAAGTATATAGTATTAGAATGGAAGATCCATTACTGAGGTATCTTAAAGAAGCTAGAAATACATATACTCATGATATCAGGGATGTTGTAGGAGGAGAGCCAATTCCTGGAGCTGAGACTTTTCCTCATCAAGCGGAGATAGGATTTGCAGATGGATCGTTCAAAAGTATCATAAGCGAGGCGGTGCCTTTATATATTAGATTACGTTCAGTACGAGATATAAAAGGAAATATCTACGATCCACCTTCCGAGCACCTAGGTAAAAAACTTCAAGATATCGGAGATATATGTGAAGTAGGGATGCTTGGACTTAAATTTTATGATACCTACATTAACGATATTGAAAATAGATTTATTAAGAAATAACAATATCGCAGTTAATGTAGAAACTAAAAACCAAATTATTCTTTATCCCATGTTTTCCTTAAGTTTGTGTTAATACACACACATTATGAAAAGATTTTTAGTATTATTTATAACATTGGCTGCATTGTCTCAAACTACAATTGCTCAAGAAGTAGAGATCACACCAAAAGGTTTTTTGGACAAACAAAACACCACGAATAACTATGTAGTTCTTGATGTGCAAAATAGCTCAAAAGAGACGCTGTATAACAAAGCATTAAAATTCGTAGGTAAATATTACAATAACCCGAAATTTGTTTCTAGCACAATCGAAAACGATCAAATAGTAATTGATGGTGCTACTTCAGATTATATCAAAGTAATTTATAGATTAAGCGGGTCCAATCTATGGTATTATCATTACAAAATGATCCTTGATTTCAAAGATAATAAGGTTAAAGTATCACCAATATTTAAATTCTTATCAAACAGTGATGATGATGATCAAATAAATCTTATTGGTAAAAAAATACTTGGAACATCTACAGGGTTATTTAATGAAAAAGGGAAGATCCTTAAAGAAAGTGGAAATCATAAGATAAATGAAATTACAAATGACCTGATTCAAAAGCTATACCTAGATTTAAAACAGGATAGTAGTAGTGATTGGTAATAATAAAGCCTTGCATTAAACCGCAAGGCTTTATTGTTACTACACTTTTTCGTTGACAAAAACATAAAACCCTGCTTTTTTACATCAAAATTGATACAATAAATAACAATTGACATTTCCATGACATTATGGGTTTCCGTAAAATTAAGCCTTTTAACGGATTATCTTTCCGCGATAACGAAATGAGTTACCGATGCACCCATGAAGTGAATAGAGATTATAAAAGTGATACTAGTGACGATATTAACGACGCTTCATATGATTTTAGTTGTGCTCTTATATATCTTTTTGTATCTATTCGTATCTCAAAGTATTACTAAAGGTTTTTACGTGTGTGTGTGATATATTGTTTATACTTGTGCAATTAACAGTGATGAATAAAGTGTAAACACAAATTTTGTTAACCTTTACATATCAAATACTATATAACATTTTACAATTATTATTGTTAATACTTAATGAATAGAATTAGCTATTATTATATAGTCAGCTTAATTTTATATTACAATATATCAACTATAAAATGAACTTTAAAATCGACAGAAGTAAATCCATAAATTCAATGCTTTATATCATTGGCATTCTTCAAGATAGAGGAATTGATTCCGATATTCATAAAGTCATGAAATTAATGTATTTTGCTGACAGAGAGCATTTAGTTACTTATGGCTTCCCTATTACTGGTGATACCTATCTAAAGTTACAGTATGGACCGGTTCCATCTTTTAGCAATTATGTAGCAAATGATGAAATCACTGATTTTAAAGGTATAATTAGTAGAAGTGGAAAAATTCTCAATAAGAATGTTGAACCAGATTTAGATGATTTATCTGAAAGTGAAATAGAATGTCTTGAGAATTCAGTCAAAACATTTTCTTCCTATAATTTTACCGAGTTAACTGACATTTCTCATGATTTTGCTTATAATACAAGCGAGTGGGATATATCTTATGAAAAAATTGCGGAAGAAGGTGGTGCTAATGAGGATATGAAAGCTTTTATTAAAGCTCAATTATTAAATGATAACATAACATTTTGTTAATAGTAAATAATGAGCCTAGCAGCTTCATTTCCTGAAGATTTTGTAAAACAGCATTTCAATGAAATTGATCTTGGATCAGCTGTTCTCGTAGAAATATCAGATTTTAATATATCTCATAAAAAATTTGCTATTTACTTTGCTAATGATGTTAAAAACGAAGGATGCTGTGGATTGATAATAATCAATTCTGAAATAAATGAAAATGTAAACAGAAATGCCTTTCTAAAAAGTCAGCATATTTTAATTGATGTTAAGCGACATAAATTTTTGGATTATGATAGTTTTGTAGATTGTACTCAAATTCATAACCATAAATTACAAGATATTATTGACTGTATTGTTAAAAATCCTAAAAGACTTTTAGGTAATATACAGCCAGATATTTTAGAAAAAATATATATAAAAATTCTTCATAGCAAACTTATATCAAAAAAAGATAAAGAAAAATATTCTATTATTTAAAAGCCTTACACATTACTGTAAGGCTTTTTTTATAATATCTAAAGTCGCCATCGTCAACATTTCTGAAGGCTGTCTACGAATCAACCTCCAACCTTTCTCTACCAACAAATTATTCTTTTCCATATCTCGAGCTATTCCGGTACCGGAGGAATGACCACTATTGCCTTTCATGTAAATGCCGCCTTCTTGCTCGATCGCAATCTTATATTCTGGGATCGCGTAATCAATTCGAAAAAGACGTTCAGTAGAAAAATAGAACTCTGGCCATACCTCGATTCCGAGCTCCTGTTTTACAAGCTGGATAAATGGATCCTTATACTTCTCTTTATTTTTGATATTTCGACTATCATCAATCCAACCTGTTTTAATCGTTTTGGAGCGTTTCTTTGCTTTAACGGGTATTGATAAGGCTTGTTCAGAATTAGGTGGATACAGCACACCATTGACCTCAACGTAACCGCGAGACTTCACATCTTTGATTAATGCTGTACCCCAACCTTTCATTTTTATACTCCTTTACCTTCTTGCAGTCTTTTACCAACATCAAAGAATGACATCGATCCACTTACACTTTTGCTATTTTGTGAGCTTCCTCCTTCTGAAGATGATTCTGTTGATACTTCTGGAATGACTGCATTATACATAATCAGATTGCGCCATGATACTTTCCACTTTACATCATGCTCGCTCCATCCATTATATTTACAGATGCTTCCTATAAATCCCCACGGACTTCGGGCTCCAGGCTGAGGTTTAGATCCTGAACTTTTCTGAGTGATGCCGTAATGCCGAAAAAAGTCTCAACATCTAACCTCCGGTAGATGTCAAATGAAATGCTTTCTAATTCTTTAGTTGAGAATTGGTTATTCAATGCATGATAGAGCCAACGAGGTGGTTCTGATGTTTTATTATGAATTGCAATTGCAATGAAACTGATTAAAATCGGAATATTCGCTCGAATGATCTTATATAAACCTAGGTCCTCAGTGTCTTGATCATCCTTAGTTGTTTTCAAGTCAATCAAAGTTCCAAGCAACCGGTAAACAGTACCAGGAAAAGGATCTGATAAATAAATCTTCTTGGATCTTGGAAGGATAAAGAGGAAAGACAGTAGTCTATGCCATTTCTTAGCGTAATTGATCTTTACCTTTTTAACGAATTGTTTACGATCGCTGATGGTATCAACGATTTCTTGGCCAACTGGATTAGCCGATTCTGTATTATGTATGATCATGTGGTTAGGGTAAAAAAGCCCTACTTACCGCCTAACCTCGGCTTTCGGGCTTGTTTAAGATTGTTATTATCCTTCTGGAAGGACTACGTCAACGTATTTAAATCCAAATGCAGGAACTGCAGCACCTGTCGCATCCGAGGGAGTTGTAGCGTCACCGCTTAAACTCAAAGCAACAAAGCCTGATTTTGTAAAGTTATTTACGATACCTGTTGAGATGGCTGCAACTGGGATTTCCAAAACGAATTTCTTTCCTTCAAAAGGTTTTGAAGTGAAACGAATAGCCAAATAATGAATTTCATCATTAACCGGTGCTTTGAATTCAGTTGCTGCGGTTGTGACCTCACCTTTAAACAATAAGTTCGCGTTGTCAATGGACAGATCCAAAGAGTTTGCTGCGAATGTTGGTGGATCAGTTTCTCCAGGTAAAACCCAGCGAACACCAGATTTATCTTCAACACGGAAACGAACTTTTTCTAAAGGTGGAATAGTCATGTTCACCGAGTCCATCTCGATATCAACAATCTTTTTCCAACCTGTGGTTGGCATAGCTCCATTCAAGCCGATTGGGGCTAACTCAATACTTTCAACACCTGTAACAGCTGCCATAATATTTATGATTTGTGGCCTGCACTGCCATGTTAATATTTTTGTTAATTTTTATCTCTACGCAAGTAGGTGTATTTTACAGTGAAACCGTAAAACCAGTTCTTTCCGTCCGGAACTATCTCGCCACCGCTATCAAGTTGGAGGATAAAATCAAAACCTCTGTAATCATCAATGACTTCCATTAGAAACGATCCAATTTCCTGCATCCTTTGAATATTAGGCTGCGTTGTATCGGTTGCTGTAGGATTGGCCGCTAATTGATTTTTTAAATTTGGAACATGGGTATTCACATTGAAATAACCTTCTGTGATCTGCTCAGCACTTACAACAATAGTATTAATGACTATATCTTCTTTATCAGAATTAAGCCTTCTGTTCATAATCCTAATCTCACCGGTCAAAAAAGTATTGGTCATGACATCAGCCATTTCAATTACATCTTTGATATCATCCATCGCTTGAACAGCTGTTTTAAATACTTTTGTTGCCATATACTATTCAAATGATCCTAACTCAGCAAATGCTTGCTTTAGCGCGCTATCTAAGTTGATATAAGCACCACGCAAAACATCAAATCCTTTTTTCTCAACCCAACTAGAATATTCCATACCTGAAACAAGAACTACTCCCCATCCCGTTGACTCTCTCAAGACATCAAGAGCAATCTGCAATCCTTCCTTCACTCCTGTTGCTCTATCCGTTCCTACTGGACTTTCTTTAAAGCTTGTATGAACGATTTTACCATCTTTATAGATGATGAATCCCGTTGAGCTTCTTAGATTACCAGTATGATCATCGTAAGCTTTTCCATTTGTGATCTTGTTCCTTACCAACTCAACACCACGTTCCAGGACCTTAGATAAATGCTGTATCACTTCCTTATCTATCTCACGTTGGACCTCAAGAGCCAAAGCATTCATATTGGTCGTTATTTCAAGTTCTATTTTCATTACATCTTACCTCTACAGTGCATTTGACCAATATGAAACCAAATCAATTCTTGCTTATAAACTATGAAGGTTCCAGACATATCCTTACCTGTTACCTCAATTCCTGATAAAATAGGTTCAGTCCCATAAGGAAAAGCGATATCAAAACTATATTGAACCTCGGTACCATCTTGTTTTCTGAAGAACGATGTACCTCTAACAGGAACAAAGCGACATTCAACTGTCACTTCAATACCGTTTTGATCCTCATAGGTTAATGTATCCGGATATTGATCTTCTACCATAAGTCAGACACACTAGTAATAGTTGGGGTATCATCTTCTTCCATTTCGTCAGGCATTCCCCATCTTTTTAGGAGACCTTTACGAAGCTTTAGAAGACCATCAATACTACGCTGGGTAAGCAGATAGTCTAATTCCTTGACAGAATCCGGTGATAGTGCTACAACGAAGATTAGCGCTGCTAAAGCAAGATCAACCCCTTTCCTGCTTTCTTCATTTTGTGGAGTATATTCCTCATCTGGAATAATATTTTGCTCCAATAAGACCGTCGTTACGGATCCAGGCTTGACGGGAATATTAATTTTGCTTAGCAGCGCTTCTCTATTCGTCATAACTTATCCCTTCTGAACTAATTCACGACTAACAAGGTTTTCCAAGCGATCAGCATCTAAATGCGATACATCGTCACCAATATTGAAAATACCTTCATCACCTTGGTTATCACGGAAAGGACTGATAACAATAAACTTCTTTTCAGATTTTACTGTTTTAGCTTTTCCACCTGCTTTTACCAATTCACCTTGAAGCTTCTCAACTAGATCTTTAATATTTTTGTTTTCCGCTTGCATCTTTTCGATTTCAGGTTTCAACTTATCCTTGAATGCCTGATGCTCTGTTTCTAAAGCAGCAATTTGATCAGTCTTTGCTTTCAAATCGTCCTTCAATGAAATAATTTCACTGTCTTTAGCATCCAATTCACCATGAAGCTTTTGGACTTCTTCAGATGAAGCATTAGTATTTAGATCCAACTTTGATTGATCAGATGATTGAGCTCCTTCTACTTTAGAAGGAGTGGCCGGAGTTGATACTCCGGCTTTCTCGTTTTTAATTCCCTTATCCACCTGGTAAAATAGTTTTAAGAATGATGATTGATTTACTGTTGTTCATAACTGGTGTACAGTAGGCAGTACCCTTAGTAACAACAGTGATAGGATCCTCCAAGCCCCAAACTTTGATCAAGACGATACCTGATTTAGTTTTAGTTGCAACACCTGCTTGAACGTATTCATCAGCAGAAGTTGTGTGTTGAGTATTTCCTAATTGCTCAGTTACTGAGAAAGTAACGTTACCTGGTTCCCATCCAGAAACAACAGTTTGAGTACCATCTTTAGACTCTTGAACCATTTCTGATTTCCAAACCTTAAAGATTGGTAAGCCTTTAGAGCGCAATGCTCTATTGATCTCTTCAAGACCAGGCTCTTGCTGTAAACCAAGTGCATTAGCAACATATGTTGCAGTGAACTTTTGGATACCTGCATTTTGAGCTACTAAGTCAATTGTTGATTCTTCACACCATGCAAATTGAGGAATAGGTTTATTCGCAAGCTTTGCAGCTGCTTTAACTCTTCTGATATCCCCGACAATATCGGCAGTTGGATCACTCCAATCTTTTGTAGCATTTAAAAAGTTCGAAACTGGAATAGCAAAATCAACATCAGTTACCGTTTGAATACCTTGTTCGTTATTCAATTGAGTAAGCTTGTATTTACCTGTTGAAGCAATACGTTTCGCCAACCACTCATTACGGGCCTCAATACCATTACGAGCAAATACTTGATCCTCATAATGCCAATCAAGGACACGTTGAGCAGCTTCTCTGCGAGTAGGTCCTGCAGGTAATCGACGAACAGCATCTTCCAATTCACGCAGTGTATTAAAGTCGGTTTCAACTTTATCACGTGCGATCTCGATCTTAGGCATATCACCTTCGATCTTAGTCGGTAAATTACGACCAAAACGAGGTGCTGCACTATTGAAATCTGTTACAGCAGCCATTACTTTAGCGCCAAACTGAGCCTCAAGACCAGACCATTTTAATGTTGGCTGAAATTGTAAAGGGAATGCAGTTTGATATTGTAACGCATCGAATGGATATGTTTCAATATAAGCCTGTGCATCTGCTCTACGGAATTCCGGCACTAGTTCTTGTACATTTATCATTTTATATGATTATATGTTTTGTTCTAATTCTGTTAATTATACGAAGGTGAATCGCGGTAATGCGGTTCTTAGATCTTCGATGATTGCTTGCAAAGCAGCAGGCAAAGCTTTGATACGAACTGTACCACTGATTACCACACCATTTGCATTAGTATTGCCACCATCTACAACTTCAGAAGCACGATGTGTAAAACCAATAGGTTTAATCGCACCATCAACCGCTGTTAACACCTTACCAATTCCAGTCGCAGGATCTCGACCTACTAAAGAACCCTCTGGAACATAGCCATCGGGATAATTTGCTTTAGCAACTTCGAGCATTAATCCAGCTGGAAGGGTATCAATAACATTTTCAAAAACTACTTTTTGAAAGCCTTGAGTACCCGTTCTTTTAACTCCAATTAATCCCATTTAATAAATTATTATGCGCCTGCTTTAGCTTTCGCTTCTGCTGCACGCTGTGTAATAATATCTTTCATTGCAGGAGACACCTCGTCGTCCTTCAATTTGCCACCACCTGCACTTCTCGCAGGAGCATCATTACCAAGACCAGCATCACTAGCAGCCTGAACTTCCTCAGCAACATCTTGTTCCACATCTGCTAAGTAGCTTGTGAAATCCTCATCTGAATCGATCTTTAATCGTTCGAAATCACGAAGAGTGCGAGCTTTGAATTTTTCAGGTGCATTAGTTAATTTGGTTTCAAGTTGTTGGAGACGAGTTTGAATTGTATTGCCTTTTTGAAGGTTTGCTACAGTGGTTGTCAAAGTCTCGATTACCTTGTTTTGGTTATCAACATGAGCTTTGAACCAAGCCGGAGCTTCATCCTTATCTTTTTCAACCGGAGCAGGAGGATCAACCTTTGCTGGCGCTGGAGGTTCAACTTTATCCTTATCTTCTGCTGCTTTCTTGTCTGCATTACGCTTGGCATCATCTAGTGCTGCCAAGTCCTTGAAACTTAAAATTTGATCTAGTTTGTCAATCTCACCGTCGATCTCGTCCTCAGTAGATATTAATCCATCTAACTTGTCCGCAAGTCCGTTGATTCTGACATTTGAAAGATTGACACCCAAAGCGGTTGCCTTTGCTTTCAATTTGGAAATGATTTGTGCTTTTAATGACATGTGTTTTTTGTATTTAGAGTCTAGTCCAGAGAGCTATTCCGTCCAATCCTCGGTTAATAACTTTAAACACAAAAGTAATCCGATTGGATTACTAAATTAAGATGAGTGATTTTGTAATTTAGGTGATTACAAAAAGAAGAGTTATATTAGTAACTATACCAACAAACTTAAAACATGGAAGAAATATTAAAGGCTGGTGACGTTGTGCAGTTAAAAAGTGGTGGCCAAAAAATGACAATAGAGAATATTGATGAACCTGAAGCAGAATGTGTATGGTTTGATGGGGGCATTTATAACGAACGTCACATTGCTTTAGTAGCGCTTAAGAAATATGAGGCCTCTGAAAACGATGGTTTTATTGTAAAATAACTATATCCAGACCTGCAACATACTAGTAACCTTCATGCCGTAATGCTTCAAGAAATAAGATCCATTACGTTTGTAGACATGTATCTTATCATCAAGCCGAAATGAGTTGCCATAAAGGTCATATACAACGCCATCATGATAAATGAATAGATACCAATATCCTTTCACATGGTTGGAGCATCTCATTATGCAGGGATAAGGTGTTGCAGGATCAAACTTAATAAACCTAGGATTAGTGTTAAATCCTAGGTTTTGAAATAATTTTACATAAGTTTGTCCGCCCCAACACGTCCTATTGACTTTCTTGACCGCTTGATCCGTTTCCTCAAAGCACAATCCAGTTAATGAAGAAATAGCAGAATGATTATGCAGATCAGGCCCATAATTAACAACTTCTATTTCGTATTTCACTTTAACTTTTTAAATTCATCCAATAGACTTTCAAAGCATATTTCATATATGAATATGAATAGCTCAATTACAAGTATTAACAGAAAATAGAATGGAATTAGGTCAAGTAAAACACGATACTTTCGAGTATATTCACCTTCTCCTAACTCTCTTAAAACACATAAAACCTGAATAACGTAAATAACGAGAAGTGCTCCCATAGTGATGTAAAACCAATTCATATTTATAAAATTTAGTAATTAATATTATTGTAAAATCGGTTGCTTAACCTTTGCTGCCTCCAAAGCTGCTTTCTCAGCTTCATCCTTCTTAATCTCTGCCATCTCCTCTTCAGCATTTTTAGTTAAAGGAGAGTATTCAATGGCGGTCTTTTGCGATAATAACTTAGCACCTCCAGATGCTTTTTGAAGTAAGCCAACAGTCTCAGCATCATCATTGATCCGAAATAAAGGAATATCAAATTTGATACTTAGCGATTGAGCTGCCTTGATCAATGATGTGTCGATCGCTGCACAAAACGATTTATTAAGGTTTATATCACGTTGAGTACTTTGCCCATATTCTCCATCGATTTCATCTTGAGCTGCTAAGTGAGCATCCATAAAAATACGATCGTAAGCAACTCCCGATGCGGCACCCAACCCTTTGAGATCCTCCATTGACATTTGAGGCGTTTGAGTACAAGTAAAGATGAAGTTTACCAAAGTATCTAATTCAAGCTTTACGGCTTCTGTTGCCTGCTCCCAAGTAACGTACTTAGCATCTCCTTTTTCACCTTTGATCTGTAATGATTTACCTTGCTCACCCTTTTCTAAGAACTGAGCACCTACATTACCGGTCATTACGAATACTGGTGAAGCGTGATAATCATTGGTATCACCAAAATTTGAGACCAACGTTTCAATACGACTTATAGATGCTTGGACCTCGGCCCATACAGGCTCAGGCTTCGAATAATAGATAACTGGGATCTTACCGTAAGAATGAGGTGCCGCCGATTCCATGATCCAGCCATCACCAGTCTCTGACTTCTCCCCTGTTCGCTCCTGGCGAAACTTATATATCATCTTGTCAGAGTAGATATCAAATCTCTTTTCCTTGGTAGTTGCTATTTGAGCTAATGTTGAAGCATCAGACTCACCTGTTATTTCAGCCAAACTTCTTTTTGACTCATAAACACGACCGAAATAGATCATATTTCCGTAATCATCAAATACAGGAAGAAGTTTATCACCTAGCTTTGGAGATATCACTTTGCACCGCATTCTAAAGTTGCCCTTAGCACCAATGCTTGTCCAGTACAAAGGATCTACAGGTTCAGAGTACCAAAGCTTGGCAACCTGTAATTCGCTTAACATGCGTCTGGCGATTTCCTTTTCAAGAAACTCCAATTTATTATCCTCGCGAATCTTCTTAACCATCGCATAGAGTTTCTTTTCAGCATCATCAACCGGATTTGCTTCTAATTGCATCTTACCTACGTTCATGAACGATACACGACGCTTAACGATCAATGCTTGAAGAGGTATACCGATGCGGTTAACCTCGATGCGTTCTGTTTTATACTGAGGCTTTTTATCTTTACCCAAGATTGGATTACCATCAGCGTCTTTCTGAACCCTCTTAACTCTTTTCTTAGGTCTAAGAGTTTCACTGAAGATATTATGTTGTGTTACATCATATTCAGCTGCTGCTGTTTCGTAGGTAGGTGCTAATGTAGTCCCAACCGCTTCAACAACAGCGGGCAATACAGGAGCAGGTAAATCTGCTACCTTTGTTTGTTTAAGTGTTTCTTTTGCCATTATTTTTTTATTGCGGTTAGGAGTTAGAATAAATCAAATATTGAGTCGTCTATATCTGAGAAGCCCTTTTTAAATCTTCTCTTTGCGTAACGTATTGGATCTATTGTGTGATTATTTTTATCTACTGGAATACCAGCCTTCTTATCGCTCCAAACATAAGTCTTAAGCTCTCTTTTAATATTTGGAGAATCAGGACTTACAACAATTGTATAATCTTGTAAGTCTGCAATTCCGGCTTTTACTGATCCTGGACCTTTTTCACATTCTTCAATGTTTAATCCCAATTCAGCTAGATCTGCAATAAGTCGATCTTCGGCACTGTCTCCAACAATTAAATCATCCGGATCATCAATATGGCTTGAATTCATGTTGTACACTCCATTAAGCTTCAATTGTGTCTTGGTATAGAATTTTTCTTTAACATAAACACGTTTACGTCGTTCATCAACAGCGACCTTTATAAGTGTAGTAGGGTCGATAGAGAAACCGTAATCTTGGCCATATAGATATGGTAATGACTCGTCAAAATCTCCTTCTTCCCAATCAGTAAATATTACCCCTTCAGCAATATCTGCCCATCGACCAATAACAACATATGCATATTTCGTTTTTTGAAAAGCTTTGTGATAAATCTTGTCGTACTTCACTTTCCAAGCCCAAGCGGCATCTGAACCTTCAATAGCTGTACACAACCCGACTTCAGCAATCGCAGCTTCGTGTGCTTGCTTCTCGCTTTTTCGTTTAATATCTGCAACTTCAGCAAGAAAGGTTTCACTAACGTTCTCAACATTGTCTAGATATGAAGTGTGAATGTGCAATACATTCGGATGGGTTGAAATTTGAACCTCTACGCCATCTATAACCTCTATACGATGTGTATCTTGGATATATTTCTTATAAACAAAATGCTCATCATCTGATGGGTTCATGATAAGAATTACACGATTCTGTATTCCTTTTTTACGAATAGAAAGTATCAATTTATCATAATCATCTTCACTTTGCCACTCTTCCATCTCATCGCCAACAAACGTTGTCAGTCCCTCGATAGATTTTAAATTTGCAGTTTGATTACCTGATGAGGTTTTAATACCCCTAAACATAATCTCACTGCCCGAAAACTCATTTATAATCTCTTCGGATAAAACATTGAAATGTTTTGCAACACCGTCAAGATCAATCTTACCTTTAATCTCTGGAATAACTGAAATATCAGCGGATTTCATAGTGTAGCGACTATACAGAACCTTATGACCTTCTTGAAAAGTTAAGCGAGTTATGAATGTAGATACTTCAAAAGACTTACCTGATCCTCGTCCGCCAGTGACAAGAATTACGAAGTGAACCTTGTCTGTATACATCGATTGAAACTTTGGCTTAACGATTACCATATCACTTTCCCCCCTGCAAAGCCAACCAATTTTCCGGACTAATAGAACCTTTTACATCTGCATCAACATTAAGATTGTCTTTAAACCTACCGTAAATACGAGCCATGTTAACAGCCATATCAGCGGCAGAATAAAACTCAATCTCAGGTCCATATTTACCGTATTTGAATGATTTTATTTTACCACCTTCCTTATCCTTCTTGATCTTAACGAGATCAAGCTCAACTTCATCCACTAGCTCGGGTTCAGAATAGACAATGCGATGTGCTTTGGGATTTCTCTCAAGTTCAATCTCTAGACGGATAATACTTCTTTGGATTTGATCAATTCTACTAAGATGCTCTTTGAGTTCTTTTTCTTCGAACGTCACCCGATTGGCATACTCAATTTCAAAATCAATTTGATCTCTCTTCTCTCTTATGATATCAGATAAAGGCTTCTTAATTTTTTTTGAACGTTCAACTTTACGGGTTACGAGATAGTCTTTAATATCAGCTTTCGCGATATCCGAAATTAGCTTAACGGTCTCTTCAGATGTAATAGTCTGCTCTTCCGCCAAACGCTTGATTTCTTCACGCACCTTAGCAATTTTTAGCAGCCGATTACCTTCAACGGCTGCACTTGCGACAGCATATCCTGCTTCCTTAGCTGCTTTTGTTTTATTAAAATTATTATCTAGGTAAGCTTGGCAAAACTTCAGTTGTCGCTCGGTTAGCTCTTCGTTGATCTCACTCACCTTTCACCTCCTTTACTAATTCATCAACTAGATGTTTAAACACCTTATCAACTTGATATACTTCCCGAGCCACTTTAATGCGGTATGAAGCACTTTGTTGATTGATACCAAGAAACTTCTTGATTGTGCTACAGATTCCGTTCTCAACTTTTTCACTGAGTAAAATTGACTTAGGTGAAAAGATTAAAAGCACTGAAGCAGCAAAAAGAATTTCAGAATTACACTTCTTTGGTCCAGGATTGACATGGTTATAGATTGCTTTCACGATGGTTTCATCCAGTTTCTGAGCTGTCAATGCTTCCCTATAATCCTCAAATGGGATATCAGGATTACGCTGAGTTGCTAGTTTTAAAATGAATTTTTCCATATTAGCAAAGCTAATTACAAAAACTAAGTAATCCAAATAGATTACTTAGTTTTTAAAATGGAGTGTCGTCAAGCTGTGGATTATCCCAATTCGTATACTTGCTCATATCGTTTGAAGGCAATGTAATAGCGCTTTGAACGAAGGAAAAATCAGTGATCATACCTGATGTATCTGCAGAATCAATAGGGTCTGAAAATCCTGTTGTTTCTTTTTTGAAGAATAGATTTACAATACCTGTTTCTCCATTCCGATGCTTAGCTATGATTAATTCAGCAAGTCCATCTGTTGAATCACCATCTTCTGTTTCACTGAGTCCATAATACTCAGGACGATAAAGAAACCATACCATGTCCGCATCTTGCTCAATAGCTCCTGATTCGCGTAAATCCGAAAGCATAGGCCTTTTGGAATTACCAGGACGTGATTCTAGAGTCCTACTAAGCTGTGATAATGCGATCACCGGAATATTTAATTCTTTGGCCAACATTTTCAAAACCTTTGATTTCTTTTCTGTTTGAGCTCTGATATCAGCATTTCGAGGTAGGGCATTTCCTATTTCGATAAATTGCAGATAATCAATTACGATCCACTCTATTCCGTATTTCCGTTTGAATCTTTTTGCCTTTGCGACAAGCTCTGAAAGTGTTAGACCTGCGGTATCATCAAAAATGATTTGACTTGAATTTATCCTTTCTTCGAAAGTGTCAATTCTTTCAAAATCATGACGATCCAAATTAGAATTTACAAATTTTGATAACGGGATATCAGTAACACTTGATACTGTTCTTTTGACCAATTGAATTGTTGACATCTCCAAAGAAAACACTGCTCCAGGAGCACCACTATCTGCGGCATTATTAGCTACTTGAATAACTAAAGAAGTTTTACCCATACCTGGACGAGCTCCAAGAATTATCAAATCAGAGTTTTGCAGGCCACCGGTGATTCTATCAATTTCCTTAAATCCAGTAGGAATTCCTTTAGCGTTTTTTTCGCCAGGATTGTTGTATGCATCTCTTTGCTCTTGCATCATTTCACTAAATGCCTGAGCAATGCTGACTTCCTTCTTTTTGACTGTTTGGTTAATTATTTCATCAATTTTTAAGTCGTTAGAAGCAATTATCTCGAAGACATCATCAACATCATTATAACATTTCGTCATAGTGTCGGCCGCTTGCTTGATCACTTCACGTTTGATTGATTTCTCAATGACAACTTGAGTTTGAAAATCGAGGTTAGCAGTTGAAATTACACGGTCAGAACAATCAATCAAATATGTAATTCCTCCCACTGCTTCAAGTTTATTAGCAGTTTTCAATGATGTCATTACAGATGAAATATCAATAGGCTCAGAGTTCATTGAAAGCTTTTCACAATGCTCATAAATGATTTTGTTCGCCTCTTTGTAAAACATTTCAGGCCTTAACTTTTCCGCTATTTCAACAAAAACCTCCTTGTCGATCAAAATAGATCCAATGATGATTTCTTCTAAATCTATTGCCTGAGGTGGTAATTTACCCAAACTATTCTTTGCCTGTGTTTCTGATTTCATAATCCTACGCTAAACCGTGTTTCTTTTTTTGCTCCTTTGTGAAGAGTGTAGTATCCCTCCAGCCGTTGTTGTTCCAAAGCCACTTTCCAACTTTCTCTTTTTCTAAACCTTGATGAAGAGGTGCCGATTCTACATCAGTGATCTTATTTGAAAACTTCAAAGTTTTACTGATCAATTTGTCTAATTCAATTTTCAACCAATTAGTACAGTAAGATCTATATCCTTTCAAATTTGTCTTTGGTTCCCTTTTTATTTTTATCTGAGTAAAGAAAATATTGATCAATCTGATTAAGTCATGTTCATTTATTCCATGAGAGCTATAAGCTTCAATCAGATCGGAAATAAAAACTTTATCATTCAACAAATCCTTCTTGGGAGTTTCAAAATCTTCAGGATCGTACTGCTCCCAATCATTTTTAAAATCAGTGATTACCGCTGCAAGCGGAATATTGTTTATTGGTTTACTTGTTTCATTGTTTAATGGTTTATTTATGGCTACAGTGCCAGTATTAGTGCCTTGTATGGTGCCGGTATCAGTGCCCTCTATGTTGCTTTCGCAAATTTTGATAGGGCATTCGCTTGCTTGTATCAGTGCTTTGTCAAGTGCTTTATACTGTGTGTTGTTAAAATTTGATAGGGCAATTATGTTTGCAGTCCATTGGTTTTTGCTTTCTTTTACAACTTTCACAAACCCCCATTCTACCAAATCATTAAACACTTTCTTATACGTATTGTACGATGATATCCCTACAGCAACCATAGTTTGCTCTCTTGGTGCCCCAAACTCCTTAACCCATCCCATACGGTTATTAAGCTCTAAGAACCACATAAACATACATCCATGATTACCAGTAACCTTTCCTTGATTTTCAAAGGAGAAGTCAAACCATGCCCTAGAAAGTGAATACCCGTTTATTTCAACTTCTTTTGCCATATTACAAACTCACATTAAATTCTGAATCAAAAAAATAAAAAATCAATGGCCCATCTGGATGTCTATGATTATCAATAAATTCTTCATTTAAAACCTTATTATCTACGGAGCACAAAACTGACCTAATAACATGAGGATTAAACCTTTTCAAATTAATTTCGAAATACTCTTTATAAATATCACCTAGATACAAATGAGTTTGATCCACATCATTTTCTACAATAATTATTATAGTGACATAAAACTCTGTTTCACCCCAATCATTAATTGTCACTATTGCTTTCGAATAATTATGTAATTGGAATATAAATGACTCCCTATTGATTCCCATTATTGTTGATACTATTTCCTGACTTGAACAAGAGAATAGTTTATTTATAATTTCATCTGTATTCATATGCTTCTTTTAAAATTATTTTATATAAAATTACAGCACTGTTTCATACTCCCAAAGTGAAAGCTTGCCTTTTACATTTAATATCGGCTCATCGTAAATCACTGCGTTTGCAAGTACCCAGTTATAAATAATATGCTTTATTGGATATCCTGCGGATGTCTCCGTTTTCTCTGCCCATATACTCGGATGATTTATCATACAATCAACAATATCAACCTCACCAATGATAGCTGATTTACTATAAAATATATCTTTAGTTAGTAATGGAAATTCTGTTTTTAAGAAGACGTAATCAATTTGATCGTTAGATAACCCCAAAGTCAGATTATTAAACGATGGCTTACCAGATGCATGAATATAGATCCTCCCTCTAAATTTGGTTTTCCAAGTTCTGTTTTCTATGTCTTTTATGCCATACGCGATCAGGGATGCCCATGGTTGTTTTATACTAAGTGCTTTCATAATTTATTGATTTGATATTTTCAATTTTTCCTCTAAATAACTAACAGCACCGTTTTCACTTTCCCATGCCAAACCTTCGATTAGTTTACCATCTTTACGATAAGACCACCCCTCTTCACCATGTGCCTTTGATGATAAATACACTTCATACCCTTGATTTTTAAGAGATTCTTTTCTTTGATCAAACTGTTTCCTCCATTCTATCGCTTCAGCTTTGCGCCTTGCTGTTCTATCTGCTGCCCTGCCCATTATTTCACCTCGCTTTCTAACTTGTTAATGTCAATTGCCAAACCCTTTTCGATTAGTCCGAAAACATCAAAGTGCCATTCAAAAAGATTTTGAAATTTAGAGCACTGGTCGCGGCACTCTCTAGTATCACCCATAAAATACTGATTAAAGGATCTATTATCGGGATTATAACAAGTCTCGTGCTCTTCATTATCAATAGCAGAATATCCTTTCCATTCTAAGAATCTATATTCATTAAGATCAGTACCGCCATTTTTTAATCGGTGCATAGGAATAAACCTTCTTCCATTATGCTCAATTACCATTATTAGGTCAGACATCGGTCTAAGCAATGGGAATGTATCGGAATATGAATAATGTTCATCCTCATGTTCAAAACTTACCAAGACACCATCTTGATCTAATCCTATTATTTCTTGAACTATTGGGGTGCTGTCATCATCATGATTTCCCATGTTGTGACATTTTAGACCATAAGGAAGATAAGGCGCTAGGTTTTGTAATGTTAATTTTTCCATAATTTAAATATATAATTGGCCTTTTAAGTTGGCCTCTGTTTGAATAATGTTGATTTTTGCGCACCAGTTTAAAGCGTCTTGGCCAGTAGGAAATGATTTAAGTTTATTTAATCCATTAACGGCTATTAAAGCGCAATTCGGCATTTTAGGATCAATAGAAAGATTTGAGAATGTTCTCATCTTCGCTAAAGAATTGGTTTCCTTATTGTAAAGCAAAATATATTTTCCTTTATCGAATACCCATCCCAAGACCTCGTATTTTGAATCTGTATCAAGCAATGGACCGGTTAATTGGTTAAAAATCGACTTGGTGATTTTCACTTTTTTGAGTTCTACTACCATAATTTTGAGATTAAAAAAGCCCTTGGCAGGAATCCCCAGCATCTCACAACTGGTTCATCCTATCAAGGGCTAAAATGTCTTTATAAATTGTATTGATGTGAGATGATACAATTAAGTAATCCAAATGTATAACTTAATTTTAAGTAATCCAAATGGATTACTTGATTTTCGTAAAATTAAATTAATCGCCCACTTCATGATACTCAGGAGCGATGTCATAAACATCCTTGTGAACCTCGATAGGTACAACTCCGGCGTGCTCAAGTTCTATCGCTCTCTTCTCTTCTTCTAACTTATCCATTATATTCTCAACTAGCTGATGGGGAAGTAAACAAAAGAACGAAACTACCCTATCCATAGCCGATGCCATATCGTATTCAAGCTCATCTGCATCCTTCAGGTTATACTTATGCATTAAAGAGTTTTTCATGCCCTGAGCGCCTTTATAGATCTGTGCACTAAAGTTTTTTAAAGTTTGATCCTTCACCTCGGAATCAAATAGATTGTTTCTCCATTTATTTTCAACGAGCTGAGCAATAGTTCCAATAAATTGAACATCCTTCAAGATATTGAACTCTCGTTGCGGAGTTAATTTAACTTTGATTGCTGGCTTGGGAATTATTATTTGATTCATGATTTTTAGATCTTAAGTTTCTGATATTCTCTGAAGCGGCAGAAAAACCCGTTAAAATTATTTGAAAACCTTCCTTTACTTCAGATACCAATTTGCTAAGGTTTTCATCTTGACACTCAGGAAAATCAAACTCTTTGATTCGTGAGTATAGGTTATTTACTTTTTCAATGTCTGTCATGGTTAATTTAAAATATTTTGATTCCAAATAATGATAAATAAGCAATATGTGATTCTCTTGTGTCTAGAATTGTTCCGTCAAGTCCTCGAAAGCAGAGTAAATTTTGATCATAATATATCTTAGTATGAGCAAAAACGTGGTCCTTTTGAGAAAGCTCAATAATATCTTTAAGGTTATTATCAGAATAACTCCAGTGATGTTTATGATTTCCCTTAACTTTTACTTTTATATTTTGAGCGGCGTTATAAGCTTTATATTTCTCCGGGTATTTTTCAAAAAAGTTTCTCCATGTTTCTGAATAAATCTTAGGTAATTGATCCTGGACAGGCTTCCCCCTAGATTCATTTTTCTTTCTATACCTGCGTTTCCATCTAGATCGCTCTTTATCATAGAAGCCAGATTTTAAAGTGTTAGATTTATAGTTCCCTTTAGCATATTCTTTACTGCATACTTTACATTTATTAACGTGACCATCTGGCATTTTAGGATGTTTATAAAACTCCTTCAAAGGCTTATCCTGTTTACAATGAAAGCAAACTTTTTGTAATATTGATAATTCGTTCATATCAGAATGGATGTATATTAAAGTTGTCAATTGTTAGTCCTGCAGTAGCGATCGTAACAGTTTTTAATGTTGCATCCTCAATTCTTTGTTTGAAGACTTTGGCGTCCGAGTTCCTATCGGACAGGTGAATAAGAACAATGTTGTTTACAGCTCGTAAGTCATTTGCTTGAAGCGTTTCTAAACATGTTTCCACACTCATATGGGATTGAATAACCCGATTTCTTAGAAAGCGATTACCAGCTAACTTTTCATCAATTATATCTTGGCTATAATTAGCTTCGATCAAAATGTTATTTAATCCAGGGAATTGATAATTGCAGTAGATCGTATCGGTAAGGAATAACGTTGTACCCATTTCAGGATGTTTGATTAAGAATCCACATGGCTCATTAACATCATGGTGAGTATCAAAAGCAATAACATCAAATGGACCTAGTTTGTAGATTCCTCCTTTTTTAACAGCATTGAAACGGTGATGAATACATTTTAAACCTTTGATCGTTCCGGCAGTAGCATAAATGTCAATTCCAGACTTTACCGCGTCTTTCACACCTTTGCAGTGATCGCCGTGTTCATGTGTTACTAAGCATCCCACTACCTTGCTCAAATCGAAATTCAAAGCTTGCTTTATCCTTTCGAATCTTACCCCACACTCGACAATAAGGGTTTCCCCATTATTGTCGGTGAAAAGGTAACAGTTACCATCACTATTACTGTTTATGATGTGTAACCTCATTAGAAGTTCATTTCAACTTGGTCATCACCACCAGGATTCTCATTTGGTTGCATAGCTGAACGTTTTGGCTCGTCTGGAATAGAAGCAGGTTTCTTTTCTTTAATCGCATCTCTTGATTTGATTTCTTCAACAATCACTGCATCCTCAAAAGAAATTGTTTGCTTATTCGCATTTGCACGGATATCAGTTCGAACTTGATCTGTGATAGCATCATATTCCTGATCTTCCTTTTCATAAAGAACACTGTCATCTGAAGATCTTATCAATAGTTTACAACCCCGGTTGATGACTGTTTTAATAGCCATTTGATCACTAAAATTTTTATGGGCACCGCTATTACCTTTTGATCCACCTTGCCCCCAAGCAAGTTTTATTTGTGAGATATTCATAATCTCAACATCCTTAGTGCCATCCGCTAATTCGAACGCGAAATACGCACCAATAACCTCACCTCCTATATTTTCTAAGGATTGCTTGTGCTTTAAAATTCTAGTACGATAGGGAAATTCTAAGTCTGTTTCAAACTCGAACTCATCACCTTTGAAAATGGCTCTTTGATTATGATTGACCAAACCACCATATCGTTTAGCTAGGACTAGATTACCTGTATATTCTGGTGTAAATTCCAATTTGGTTCCGTACGCTATAAAATCACCTTGCTTTTTAAGAGGAGAAAGTCCCCAAACTACCATTTTCAGTAAAGCATTTGCTATACTCTCTTTGGAGCATGTTGCAAGGACTGGCTGTTTATTTGAATCCACTGTTTCCTGCAAAATTAACCAAGCACTTTTTAAAGCATTTTCAGGACTATAATCTTTGGGAATTCGAAGTTCACCCGATTGTTGAAAAGAAGTGATCTTTGCTAATACTGACGTAGTAATATTTTTTTCTTCTTGTTGTGCTGCAACTGCAGATTGTTGATTAGACATAGTTATTATTTTAAAATTTTATAAATACATTGATTTAATTTTTCAGAAGGCATTGGCATTCTGATTTTACCACACCACATTATTGCTGGGTGATCGCCCGAGTGCATAAATTTGCATCCCGAGCATGACACCTTTTTTATTAATGAAAGTGGTGTGGTGGATTTTTTAGCCATTTTTAGGCGTAAGTTTTCTAGTTAAATTGTAATCCCTTTCACATTCTACATCAGTAATGTGGCTATACCGAGTCTCCTCTAAACCTCCAGCATTTAGATAATTTGTTACACGATAAATTCCGTATTCATGTCTAAAAATCGCCCCTAATGGAAGTAATATCTCTTGTTTTTCAACAAGGCTAGATCCTCCATTATCACCTAAATGATAATCCCAAGTTCTATTTCTCATTACGCTACTCTTAATTTCTCGTCTTGAGGTGAAACAATAAGGTTAATGGTTTGCGCTGCAGTATCTGGAATTACGGATACAGATTCTCGGTTATCAAGGAATACGGGTGCAGTTACACCATAATGGGCGGATAGCGTATTGATAATATCAATTCCTACCAAGATCTTACCAGCAGTATTAAGGTCAGAGAATGGCACACCATTATAAGTCGTTTGACAAGTAGGCTCTTCACCACCATTGATCAACTTTGAGAATAACTTGAATTTTGCATACTTGAACATTCCATTAACGCGATTCTCCAATTCCTCAGATTTTGCCTTCTCGTATTTTTCAGCGGCGAATTCTTGTTTCTCCAGAGAAGCGAGTTCCTGAGACATGGTTTTCTCCTGATCTTTCAACTCTTTAATACGTACATCAGCTTTAGCAATTTGATCTGCAGTGTTTAGTTTTAGTTTATACGAATTCAGATCTGCATTGATCACTCCTTTTTTCAATCTAAGATCATACAGATCTACTGGAGTAGTTTCTAATTGTCCGGTCAATTCCGTAATCTTTGCTGTTTTAGTAGCAATTGAATCATCTTCCATTACGCGATCTTCATAAGATTTAACAACAACCTTATTAGATTCAGCATTTGAGATCTTTATCTTTAGATCGGTAATTGACCCTTTCAAAGTCTCAATCGATGATGAAATTGCACTTTTCGTTGTCTCAAAGTTTTCATTAGCCTGAAGTATATCTTCGTCACGTTTTGCCAAATCAGCATTTAACCCAGCACCTTGAACATTCAACACTTTCAGTTCATTGACTTTGATCTCGTTGAATTTAGTACGGATTTCTTCAACATTATGCGATTCATGCTCACGTCCACACTCTTTACACATTGTTTCATTAGGATCCAGAGTACGAGCATTTACGGATGTGAAAAGAATGCGTAGGCTTGCAATACGATCGTTGATATCAGTCTTATCACGTTCAATACGTGCCAATTGATCAGTATGAGAACTTTGCAATTGATTCAATTGATTTTCTTGCAAACGCAATTGCGATTCTAATTGAGATAATCTTGCTTTATCTTCATTTGCACCCGAATTAGCCGTTGATAACTCTGAATTATATGCAGAGCGATGTGCTGATTCTATATTTTGGATCTCGAGCTTTAGAGCATGAATCTCCTTTTGAACGGATTGAATACGAATGTTTTCTGATTCATTAGCTGCGTTCTTATCTTCGATAGCCTGATCCAAAGCATCATATTCGGTTTGTAGTTCCGCTATGCGAGCGTTAATTTCCTCCTCATTAACTGGTTCAGGTTTACCGCGTTCTGCTTCATCGATACGACCAGGTATCTCAATTAATTGTTCTTTCAGCTTTTTCTTCTCACCTGAGACCTTTGCTTTGAACTCTTTCAAAGTTTTACCATCCAAAGAATTAAGCAGTTCCTGCAACTCAGGATATTTTCCAGTCAAGAAGCTATCAGTGATCTCACCTGAAATCTCAGACAACACGGCTCTTTGATCCTGCCATTTTTGAGAATTGAAATAAAGCGGATTAGTAATCAGTTTAAATACATTCTCGGGCATTAGATCATTCACCTTAGACTGAAACTCACCTGCCTGTAAAGGAACATCATTCCAAAAGTATAAATGTTCATTTCCAGAGAATTCAGCAACCTCCTCACCTCTTTTCTTAGTCCATTTTTCTTTTTGGATGTGGCGGATATAAATGTCTTGACCATCTACCTCAAGAACCGCGGAAACTTCATTTTCAGTTCGATCTTTAGTTATTCCGACTTCATCTAAAGGTTTTACATTAAAATCTTTACGATCAGTTGAATCTTTTCCGAAGAGCATCCAAGTAAAAGCATCGAAGATGGTAGTTTTTCCAGATGCATTGGCACCATAAATGTTGGTGATGAAATTGAAATCAACTGTAAGTTTCTTAACTCCTTTGAAGTTGATTAATGTTAGAGTTTTGATTAGGATATTCATTGTTTTATGATTTATGATAATAGATTTAATAATTGTTCAAGCTTTTGGTCGTTATCAACCTTTGGAAGTTCGATGTAGTTACCTTTAGTCGTTACTTCTACTTTTTCAAGATTCGAGATCTCGATGACAACATTTCCTTTTTGGATTCTGTGATCGACAAAGAGTTCATCTTCGTCCTCCCATTCGCTCCTCTCAAATCCCAGAGCTAAAAGTTTTTCGTTTGTTAGCATTCTTTGTCTAGATTGATTTTAACACCTTTGTCCTTGAAATATTGAGTATTTATATACTGAGCAACGGTACCGGATGAAGACAAAGCCTGGATCTCCACACGATCGATTTGCCAAGATTTACCGATCTCACCTCTGGGAGTAATAAGCCCATCTTTAATCCAGTTGTCAACTTTACCCCTTCCGTATAAGCGATATGCCTCTGATTTATTCATATAAGGCTTAATTGCTCCTGTATCAGCTAATGCTTGTGTCGCTCCTAGCTTTGCAGCATCTGTAAGCATGTTTCTTAATTCGTAATCAAATACCGATCTCATAATGACTCCTTTGTTACTTGAATAATCCCCATTTCCCTATTTACAACCGTAGGGAACTTAAAATTCGGAGAAGCAGACTTCATCTTTCTGCTTGCTGCCTCCTGAACCGCTCGTGTATGTGATATATCAAAATGAAGCGTTTCACCTATTTTCATTTCAGAAATCAATCCAGCAACTGTCGGCTGAGGTTCTATTTTTATGATTTTCATGATTTTATTAGTCCTTTTTGGTAAGCGAAAATTGATAGTTCTGCTTTGTTCTTTAAGCCTGTTTTGATTCGAATATTTTGCAGATGAGTAGACACTGTATCTGGGGAAATATTCAATTCAGATGCAATGATCTTATCTGGCTGTTTAACTATCTTCAAAACTTCAATTTCCGATTTCGTTAATATTCCATTTATAACTTTGATTGAGCAACACAACTTGCCCTCATACTTACATGTGCCTCTTAATTCGCATTCAACATATTCCGTATGGTTAACTTCACCTTTATCTGTGAAATCAGGTTTATCATCAAGTCCACCAAATCGACAAAGGATATATCTGTAAGTCCAATCTTCACGTATTAAATTTTCCCAACTTGACAATGACCATAATGCGTCTGGCTGGTTTAGCATATCGTTCTCTACCCACTCTAGTACTTTTGGAGGTAGATCTGGCCAAGTGTGAATTTTAAAATTGTGAACGCAATAAAGTCTTGATTTCACACTGAAAAACTCAGCTCCTTTGTCAATCATTCCTGCGTATATTCTGTTATTATGCATAATGGTACTATTATACTATTGTGGTAAATGACTGTTAATTGTATCTTTGTTTTGTTCGTATGGTACAAATGTAATAGATTTATTTTCTATCAACAATAGATAATAGATTTATTTTCTATTATAAATTACAAATGACTGATAATCAGAGTGAAAAAATAAGTTCGATACAATCTAGAATTAGAGAGTTCACTAGAATAAAAGGAATTGATGTTAAGACATTTGAGAGAAATTCCGGTCTAAGTAATGGCTTTGTTTCAAAGATTGGTGACAGTATAAGAGAAGCTTCTTTTAAGAAGATTCTTGCTTCTTACCCGACATTAAACAAAAATTGGGTAATAACAGGTGTGGGATCAATAGAGAATGAATCTACTAATATTGAAACTGATACATCAAAAAAAACTAATAGGGTTCCTTTTTATGATGGTGATGTTACTGCATCTATAGTTGGAAGCTTTTCAGATATCAAAGAAGATCCCTCATTTTGGGTAGATTTCAAGCCTTTTAATGATTGTGACGCTTTATTTCGGGTTTATGGAGATAGTATGTATCCAAAATATGGGAGTGGAGAGATCGTAGCCGTTAAGCAGGTATTCAATATTGAATCAATATTGTGGGGTGAAGCGTACTTGATTATTTCTAACTCTGAATATGATAATTTAAGAACTATTAAAACGGTTCACCCTTATGATAAAGATGAGTCTAAAATAATACTAAGAGCATCTAATCCGAATTTCAAGGGCGATACTATAGTTAAAAAGAATGCAATAATAGGAATGTTTTTAGTGAAGGGAAAAACGAGAATTGACCATTATTAATGATGCCTATAGTATGGCCAACATCTCATTTAGAAGAAAAGGTTCTTAATATAATAAAAAAGCACCTTGAATTAGACCTGGGTAAATATGAAGGAATTATTGATGGTGGTATACATTTAAAGTACAAACCTAAAAATATTCGATTAAAAGTAATTGAACTCAATTGTACAAATTATAATGCGGCAACTTCATTAAGTCAAATAAGGTTCTTCTTCGTAAACATTAATTATCAAGATGAAGATCAAGAATTAGTTGAAGAAGTGACAGAATATATTTACAACATAATGGACCATTCCGTGATTAGAAATCTATTTTTCGAATCTAATCGCAAAGAAGTAAGTAAAATTTCACCTTACCTATGGCTTGGAAATAACTATTTTGAAATCACAAATAACACCTTATATAAAAAGAAAAAACAAAATGACAGAGTTGAATAACGAACAAGATGTAAATGAACTAGAAGTTCAGGTTGGAAAACGTTTTAAAGAATTCCGGTTGACATACAATATTAAGCAGACTGATATCGAGGTAATGCAAAAGCAAAATATTTCAAGGATCGAACAAGGTCGCCGTTTACCAAGTCATGAATTGATGGTATATATGCATACAAAATTCAATATGGATCTTAACTGGCTACTTACCGGTGAAAAGCTTTCAACAAGAAATATTGCTAAACCTGAAAAGATTAATAAATCTAGGGTTACTGACTAA